TGAAAGAATTGTTGAAGACGCTCCTCTTGGAAGCGTAGATATTAGTCGTATAGTTGAACAAACTCCGACTAAGTCACCTTGGGCATTGTAATATTTAATAGAGGGGGGCAGAAATGCCCCTTTTCTTTAATAAACAAAAAAGATGACAGAAATAAATTTAAATAAAGTTTTTGTTACAAAATCTAATCTTTTGAATCATATATCAGACTATGAAATATACAAAATGTATATAGGTAACACTGCTATAAATACAAAAGGGAGGATAAGATCTCCGTTAAGAGAAGATGAATCTCCTTCATTTGGATTCTTTATTGGAGAGACTGGTGAATTATGTTTTAAAGACTTTGTTCTTGGTTCAGGTGATTGTGTAAGGTTTGTTATGTTTAAATTTGGACTTACTTATTTTGAAGCATTAAGCCAGATTGCAATAGACGCTAACTTAGATGATAAATTTATTATAAAAGCTTCGTTTAAAACAAGCGTAATAAGTGACAGTAAAGGAAAAAGAGAAGACTTCGTTAAAACAGTAAATTCGAACTATCTTGGTAAAACAAGTAGGAATTGGGAAATAAGAGACTACGTCTTTTGGAATCAATTTGGTATAACTAAGCCAATATTAGAGAGGTATAATGTTCAACCTGTAGCATATCTACATGTTGGAATAGATAAGAAGATAGTTAAACCTGATTTTCATACGTATTGTTACAATGAAATGAAAGATGGAATTAATTCTTTTAAAATATATCAACCTAATAAAGAGGAATACAAATGGTTAAACAACCATAATGATTCTGTATGGCAAGGATGGACTCAATTACCAGAAAAAGGAGATACTCTTATAATTACTAAATCATTAAAAGATGTTATGGCTATTGCTGGAGTAACAGGAATACCTGCTGTAAGCTTACAAGCTGAAGGTAGTAAACCTAAACAAAGCGTGATAGACGAACTTCAAGAAAGATTTGAAACTATATTCGTATTATATGACAACGATTATGATAAAACTGTCAATTGGGGTAGAGAGTTTGGACGAAAACTTTCTAGCGCACATGGATTTTGTCAAGTTGAAATAGAAGAGGCTTATAGATCAAAGGATTTCAGTGACTTAGTAATGAATCATGGCGAAAAGCTTTCAAGAAAATACTTAGAAGAACTAATAGAAAGACCTTTTTAAAAATGGAAGAAAAAATCATAGTTGGAGTATATGATGGCCTTAGAAAAAATGGAGAATCTCATGATTTATTTATGTCAAAAGCTAACTACTTAGGCACATTTTATACTGAGCCAGAATTCTCACTATTTTCATTCTCTAAAAAATATCCAGCACTAAGTTTAGGAGGTTCCACTTCTGTTTTGTTAGAAGTCTATGAGGTTACTGAAGAAATTTTAAAGACAATAGATTACTATGAAGGGTGTAATGACATAGATCCTTATATGAATATCTATAATAAAGCAGAGATTGAAACTCCGTTTGGTGAATGTATTATCTATATCTACAACAGGATGGTAGTAAACAAGCCGCTTATTGAATCAGGTGATTGGTTTAGATTTAAAAAAGAAGTAAGACAACGAATAGAAGAAACAAGAAAAATAGTATAAATCATGGTAATAAACATTAATTCAAAAAAGAAAGTAGGAGATGTTCTATTATCAGTTGCATTAAGAACTGGTAAATATGTTCCAATGATTAGAAGCAGACATCCTTCTCATGCAGGTTTAAGAAGAGCTTTACCTAAACTTCCGTTTAGAAGTGTCATCAGACTAGGCTCTCTGACTGTATTAGAGGACGATAGCAGCAAGAAAGGGAACAGGGTGGAACTGAACAGTGCATTGGCTATAAAGAATAGCTCTAGCAAGCTTAAAATGAAGCAATGTTTTACTCAAGGAGGCGTTAAAACAGCTGAATGGATATATTCTACAAGTGAGAATGATATCATAAATTGGCTGAAGGAATATCCAATTGTGGCTAAAAGCCATATGGGTTCTCGCGGAAGAGGAAATACATTGTTGAAAACTGAAGCTGAAGTAAGAGCTTTTATTAGAAGCAAGGATCTTTCACATTACATTTTTGAAAAGTATTATAACTACAACAAGGAGTATAGATTGCATGTCAGTGCTGACGGTTGCTTTTATGCTTGTAGAAAAATGCTTAAGAATGAATTTAAAGATCATCCTAATGCGTGGCAAAGACATGATGACAATTGTTCTTGGATACTTGAAGAGAATGAAATGTTTGACAAACCTACAAATTGGGCTAATATAATTGATCATTGCGTTAAAGCATTGATTAGTTGTGGTCTTGATTTTGGAGCATGTGATTTGAGAGTTCAAAACAATATTGATAAAGAAGGAGTTAGAAGACTTCAACCTGACTTCATTGTTGTAGAGATTAATTCTGCGCCATCATTTGGTAAAGTTACTCTTGAAAAATACAAAGAAGTATTACCTCAACTTTTAGTTAAAAAACATGAAAATCGTTAAAAAAGGAGATGAACCAACTTTTGTTCCTATAACCTTATATATTACTATAGAGAGCAAAGAGGAGCAAGAGACGTTATTATCATTATTTAAAACAATAACTTCTCATGAGTTAACAACAATTGCTTTAAAGAATACAAAAGAACATCTTAACCAAAAGGTTATTAGCACATTTATAGGAGGTTTTTATAATTCATTATTAGATAAATAAAAAAAACATGAAAAAAATAATTGGAGTTTATGCTGATGTAGCAAATGGTAGAGTTGGTCAAACAGCTCCGTATATGCAATTCTTAGGTCAATTTGGTAATGTACGTTTAATACTACCTACTGACAATTTAAGAGAGGTTGCAAAAAGTATTGATATGTTAGTATTGCCTGGAGGTTCTGATATAAATTCTGCCAAATATAATCAAGCGCCAGATATTATGACAGGACGTCCTAATATGCATTTTGATTATTTAGATGCTAATCTGTTGCCTTTGGTAATTGAGATGAAGAAACCTATTTTAGGTATTTGTCGAGGTATGCAAGCATTAAATGTTCACTTTGGTGGTACATTAAATCAGCATGTTATTGGTCATCACCAAGGAGACAATCGTGCTGCTACAAAGCAAGAAATTCAATTTGAAGACGGAAAGAAACCGCATATGATTAACTCTATGCACCATCAATCTGTTAACATTTTAGGAGATGGTTTTGAAATTGTAGCTTATAGCCAATGTTATCAAGGATGTTATTCTGAAAAGAAACATGTTAGAAACTGGTATTTTGTTGATGACAAGAAGAAGAAAGAATTCTTTGAATGTATTGTCATCATTGAGATGATTAAGCACAAAAATCTTCCTATTGTTGGAGTTCAATGGCATCCAGAGGAGTTCAATTGTAAAGTTACAGTTGATTGTATTAACACTTTATTAAAAGAATATGAAGAAAAAGTTAGCAGTCCTAGTAAATGATTCAGCAGATTATGAATCTTATGTTGCGTTCCTTAAACTAAAATATGATATTGAGCTTGTAAAGCTTTCTTCTATTGCAAAGAAAGAAACGATTCCTGAGATTGATTTAATGTTGTTTACTGGAGGAGAAGATGTTGATCCAGCTTATTACAATGAGAAACCTGGAAAAAGAACATTCTATAATCCTTCAAGAGACAATGATGAATCTAAAATGTTTAGAATGCTAAATCAAAAGATTCCAAAACTTGGAATTTGTAGAGGAAGTCAATTCTTAACTGTAATGAGTGGTGGTAAATTAATACAACATGTGGAAAATCATGGTATTGGTGGAACTCATTCAATTACATTTGATTATATTCATAATCATAAAATGCAGATTACGTCAACGCATCACCAAATGATGTATCCTTTTGATTTATCAAAGAAAGAATATATACTTTGTGCTTATGCAACCAACTATTTAAGTCCTATATACTTAAATGGTAATGACAGAAACATTGAAGTGCCTGAAGAATTCTTGGAGCCAGAGATTGTATTCTATCCTAGAAGTAATTCTTTAGCAATTCAAGGTCATCCTGAATCTGGTATTATGTCAGATGATGGAAAAATGTTTATATTGAACTATATAGACAATGTATTAAAGCTTTAACATTAAACCTTTAAATTATAAAAACATGGAAAAAATTGTAGAAAACAAGCATGGAGTTACCTTAGGTAGTGATCCTGAGATTTTTATATGTAATGCTGAAGAGATCGTCTCAGCAGAAGGTTTAACAGGTGGAACGAAACACGATCCCGTTCCAATTAGCGAGGAAGGACATATGATTCAAGAAGATGGTATTGCTCTCGAGTATAACATACCAGCTTGCTCCACAGTAGAGGAGTTTATTGCTCATCATGAATTTGTTCAAGACTATTTTAAAGTTTTAATCGCCGCTCATGGTTATGAGTTTAGCAAAGAAAGAAGTGCGGATATTAATCCAATCTTCTTGCAAACTGAGCAAGCTCAAACATTTGGGTGTGAACCTGATTATAACGTTTATACTAGAAGCGAGAACGAAGCTCCTGAATCAGGACAGAATTTAAGATGTGTTGGAGGTCATATTCACATTGGATATCCAGATCCAGACCAAGACGTTACTGAGAAAATTGTAATGATGTTTGACATGTTTGCAACCTTGCCATCTCTATTTAAAGACAATGATACGCGTCGTAGAGAATTGTATGGTAAAGCCGGTAGTTTTAGGTTTAAGATTTTTGGATTAGAATGTAGAGCATTGTCTAACTTTTGGATTCATACAAGAGAAGACATGACTTGGGTATGGAATCAAACAATGAGAGCTGTTAATTGTGTTCTTGACGGAGAGTCTGATGCTTTAATTGAAAAGTATTCTTCTGATGTTAGAAATGCAATTAATACTGCTGATTTAAAATTAGCAGCTGAATTGATGATCATGATTGATCATGAAGTACAAAAAGAAGTGGTAGAATAGACAAACAAACAAGACTAAATAATGGAAATAAAAATTTTATTACTACTATTATTAGCACATTATATACTCTTCTTTCTATTTAGAGGGAAGGGTGATGTGCTCGCTTGCGGTATATTTGGATGGTCTGGAAGCAGAACTACAAGATTTAACAAGCAAAAATTTGATATTCTAGGACTTTTTAACAATTCAAGAGGTGGAGATTCATGTGGAGTGTCTACAGATGGAGAAATCTATTATGGTACACTTTTAAACAAAAGTTATGATGACTTTGTTGTTAACAAGAATTATCTTTCTCCTGTAAGAATTCCTGTTGTTATTGGACATTCTCGTAAAGCAAGTGTTGGAGCTGTAAGTGAAACAAATGCTCATCCATTTGGATTTGGAGATTTAGGAGAAGGTCATGCTTTTATTGGGTGTCATAATGGTACTTTAAGCAATTATGAGGAACTTGGTAAAAAATATGAAGTCGAAACTTCTGTCTACAGTGAAAGAAATATGTTCCTAAGGACTAAAGTAGATTCTGAAATACTATTGGAGATACTATATAAAACTAAAGATACGGAAGTATTACAAGAATATATAGGAGGAGCTGCTTTATTATTCCAAAATTTAGAAGAACCTAACACATTATTTGCATTTCATGGAGCTTCTAAAAAAGAAGTTGGAGATAGAGGTGAAACTTTATACGAAGAAAGACCTTTATATTACTATCAAGAAGCAAAAGATTCAGTTTACATTTCTTCAATAGAAGAAGCTTTAATATTCATAGGTGGAGAAAAAGACAAAACTGTTTTTGAATTTGATCACAATCTTTTGTACAAAATCAAAGATGGAAATGTTGATAAAGCTGTAACTTATGAAGTGGACAGGAGAGGAGCTGGCCAAAAGAAACCCTATGGGGGTGCGGGTTTTTGCATGGGTGGGACGGCTACTGGGACTAATACTGCCAGAAACCACGGTCCTGCCAAAAGGGGAAAGCGAAAAGAAAGAAGTAAATCTAGACGGTTCAAACAAATAGCAAATGTCGCAAATATATACGATGAAACTGTTATTGAGGGAGACTTTAAATCTGCAATATATTATAACAAATTAAGATATTGGAGAAATGGTCACTTAATAGATGGTGTTTTCACATATATTAAAGGATTTGGTTTGTATAAGATCGGAGATCAAGCTTCTGATTCAAATAATAAATTGTATCAATTGATGGGAGAACACTTTAGTCTTGAAGATGGTATGTTTTTAGATACTGTTTATTTAGAACAAAGACTCGCTCTTGATGAAACTATATTTGTACCATTTGAATTTAGTACAAAGGAACCACCTGTATTCTTCTTTCATAATGGAATCATGCTAGAAACAATGCATGACTTTGCTGCATTAAATGGAGAGTATGCAAGTAAATTTTCCTTTGAACATTTATCGCAAATGTCTAAATACCCTATCTGTAGAATGCGCAAGAATCGGCCAGACAATAACAGACAAGAAATACTTTATAATGGTCAGCCTTATACCAATAATTTTATACCTTTGCAATGTAATAATTGCTACAATATTGAAAATGGTAATTTAATCAATATAGATAGGTTAGAAGAAATTGTTGTGAAAGAAGCTGAAATTTGTTGTTCTGTTAAGATTCCTTCTACTAATGAGGTGATACAGTTGCCCATGGAATTTGATGCTCCAATTATGGGGCCGAATAGTTTGATCAATGCATATCATCCTGCTAGACCAACTGTTGAATTTCTGGATGAAGATCCTCCTATTGAAGATTATTTCCAAAAAAAGGGAGATGATGAAAAGGTTTTGAGCATCATTAATAAGCACATTATGCCAGTTTACACACAATTGCAAACTTGTAATGAGGATCTTAAAAATGAAGAAGATGAAACTATTCAAGAGCTTATTGACTTAAACAAGGATTACTTATTGAGTGTTGACTGTATTGTTGAATCAAAATCCAAAGAAAATGAAGGAGAAGCTAGTTAAAACAATTAAAGGAGAAGATCGTAATGAGAAAGACTGTAGACTTATTGATGGACAATACTATTATATAGGGGACATCCATAGAGAAAACTCTGGAGATATATATCTAATTAACAATAGATATATAAGAGCGTCTACTGAAAGAATCGTATTCGATCATTTTGAAGGTGAGTATAAGTTGAAAAATAGCAGTTTAACTCATGGTATAATTGATATTGAAGACGGAACTCCTGTATTTGGTTATTTCTCTAAAAATGATCTTTATAACGTAAAGGTTATAGTTAAGGATTTGAGCGAAAGAGTTGCAATTTCAGCAAATGTACTTGGATATGAATTCAGAGAAAGAAGATCTGATGGAGTGTTCTATCACATTTCCCTTTTAGATGCTAATAAGTTTAACCTGCTTAGAGGTATTTCAAGAGAAATAAAAGAAAGCTTTCCTTATGATTCTAAAGGGTCTATTGCTAAAATTACAAAAACATTTGAGTCTAATTACAAACCTGTTATTTGTAGAAATGCAGAAATTGTAGGTAAAACTTTAAAGGATTATACATTTGGATTAGAGTTTGAAACATGTGCTGGAATAATACCTAATAATAAATTAGTATACTTGCCATTAATACCATTGAGAGATGGTTCAATTAGCGGTATAGAATATGCTACAATTCCATTAAAAGGTCCAGTAGGAGTTCAAGCATTAATTGATTCTGTAGATGAATTGAAAAGAAGAACATCCTATAGTGATGAATGCTCTTTACATATACATGTTGGTGGTATGCCAAGAACGACTGAGTATATATTAGCATTCTACAAGACTATATCATTGTTGCAAAATGACATATTTTCAATGTTCCCGCTTTACAAGAAATATAATTTTGGCGTTAAACGTAAAAACTATAGCGCGCCATTTCCATTTGAAGAGATTAACTTTAGAATGGATCCGATCATAAATTATAATGATAAAAAGCAGGTTAATAAGAATTTTGATCATTTGTTCACATATTTATCTGGAGGTGTAACTTTCGCAGAATATGGTAATGATTTAAGTCAAGTACTTGTACATCCTCAAGATCCTCAAGGAGCTGCTAAATGGAATATTAAGCATAGATATTCTTTTGTAAACTTAATTCCTTTAATATTTGGAAATCATCAAACTATTGAATTTAGAATTCATACACCAACGTATGATATAAATAAAATATTGGATTTCTTGATGTTGAATATTTATATAATTGATTATGTTAACATAAACTATAAATTGATTCTTGCAGGCAAAGATACTTTATCTATCATGAGACCAAGCTTGCAGTTTATGTTAAATGATTATGTAAATAACATTGAAGGAAGTAGTAGAAAAACTATATTTAATGAGTTAAATCGTTATATTAGTGAAAGAAAACATGCTTCTGAAGACATTGCAAGAACAAAAGGTGTTGTTTACCAAGAAGAAGACTTAAGACTTCCTAAAGGTTTAGGATTTAATACCTACAAATACCATAGATCAAATGGATCTTATTTTTCAGCTTCATATCTTGAAGATATTCTATACGAAAGTAGTCTGAGTAGCTTTGACAGCCCTTTTGCTGAGGCTTCTATTAAATTCGAAGATGTAAATCCTTCTGCTAAATTAAAACTTCGCAGTGATGTTGGAGTTTCTCCTAAAAGGAGGCCAAGAGATTTAGCTAGAGAGAAAGAAGTTTTAGAATCTTCAAGAAAAGCTCTTGAACAGATACAAGCATCTGAAAAAGAACGTTTAGATAAGGGGTTAGGTGGAGGTTTATATGAGCAAATGAGACAAGCTGCTGAAATTAGATATTCTCTTAAAGACAATGGAACTAGGCCTGTAATTTCAGATCCTGGAACTTTATCTGGACTTGGTGTATCTACTTTTGGAACTAGCGGCTCTGTTCAAGTTAAAGAAAGTTCTTATGATTGGACTCTTAAGGCTTCTAAGTCTAATGATGATTGGGAAGAATCTATACATAAACCAGAATAGACATGAAGGTAATCTATTACAAAGAAGATAGTAGCTTTAATTTGGCTGTTGATTATGGTAAAATGATTGGTAATGGTTGGTCTAGAAGATTGAAAGAATATCTTCACAGTAAGGATATGCAAGATACTATGTATGAAGTTTCTAAATTATACACTAACAAGCATTTAGCTATGTTTCCTGCAAAGGATCAAATTTTCGCTTCATTAGGTAAAATGGATCTTACTGAGATTAATGTTGCCATAATAAATTGTAATCCTACGTTTAATTATAGAAGTAATGGCGTTGCCTTTTCTAATACATCTAAGCACAGAGGAGATATCGACCTTCAATTGTCTAACTTATTTGATAAGATAAACATCTATGAAAGAAGAACATCTTCTGCTGAGGATTACACTTTAGACCATTGGATAGAACAAAGTGTGTTTTTATTCAATGTATCATTAACTGGATTCACTAGTTATAACCAACGTTCTTTATGGTTTGGATTCTCAAGAGCTGTTATTGAGACCATTAGTAGATGTAGGCAAGGATTAGTTTTCTTATTTATAGGTACAGAAGAACAATGCAAGCTTTACAGCGAAAAAGTCGACCAACGAAAACATACGATTTTAAGACACGATACACTTAGCTATGACGCGCTAAATGAAGTCAACCTTGAAATCGATAGTATAGATGGTAAAGATTATAGAATTAAATGGTGAAGACTTCCTATTTATACAAGGGAATGTCCCGTCACTTAAAAATGCCAAGATAAAGACTACAAGAGGTATATTCTCATCGAAAACGGTGCAGAATTACCTTAGGTCTCTTGGTATCCAAAGATACTCTTCAAGTAAAAAGATCGTAGTAAAGTATGCACGCAAGGATAATGAATTCCAGAAGTGTTCAGCTTATTTCGATAAATACCTTGTTGAAGTTCCTCACGAAGTTGGGTTTCATTTCATTAGAGGTTCTAAGCACAGATTCGATTTCAATAATGCTTCACAGATACTAGCAGATTTAATGACTGCTCATGACTTCATAGAAGATGATGATATGGATAATTTCCTTCCATATCCAATGAAAATCGATGGAAAAGCTTATTCCTACGATAAAGAGAATCCTGGAGTATTAATTAAAATACTTAATAAAAATGGATAAAACTATATCAAACATCAAAAGCCTAGCTTTATCTGTACTTAATTATGATGAATATGTCACATTTATGTCTTATATCTATAATGGTGAATACAATCTAGCTAGGTTGTTTTTAAAAAGCTATTATCATCACGATGATGCTGAAAACCATAATAGATTAGAAGACATTCTGATCGATTTAATCATGAAGAAGGAAGATGAAGGAGGAGATGAAAGTGAACAAGCTAACAGAGATTCTGGATAGCAGTGAAACCATAGATTTATTTGTGTCCTATAGTAAATTATCTGATTTTGATCGAAATGGCCCTAGTTGCTTAGTCCACAAGACCAGTGGAGGTAAAGAAGCGGTTAAGCTTGGATCTTTAGTAGATGACTTGCTGTTTTTAGACAAATCAGCATTTGATGAAAAGTATTATCTATATGATGGTGACAAGCCATCAGCCACATTAGGATTGTTATGTGATGTTATAACCAACAACTACATGGAGATACCTTCTAAAGAAGATGTCATCAAGATTGGTGTTACAAACAATTTCTGGACAAACATTAAAAAACCTGAATTATATTTAGCAAAATTCAATGTCCCAGAATTCTGGGATTATTTAGATACCATGTTTAAAGTTAGCAATAGAACCATTATAACATCGTCTGAACTTAACACAGCAACAGATCTCGCTGAGATCCTTCGAACTCATCCGTATTCAAAGAGTATTCTTGACAATGAACTCGATAACTATTACCAAGTTAAATTCCAATACGATTATAATGGTTTTAAAGTTAGGGGAATTATTGATATTTTAAGTGTAGACCATAAGAGTAAAAAAGTCGTTATGACTGACTTGAAAACTGGAAAAGGGTCTTCTACAGAATTTGAAGAGAGCTTCGTTAAATGGAGATACTACTTTCAAGCCGCACTATATGTGAAAGCATTCCAAGAGATTTGTGATGCATTGGAGCTTAAAGATTATACTCTAGAACCTTTTCAATTTCTATATATTTCTAGATCAGACAAAACACCTTTATTATTTATCACCACAGACAAATGGATTAAAGCCGCTTGGAAAGGGTTCCGTATTAGTAAATACATATATAAAGGGATCGACGAGATATTAGAAGAAATATACTGGTGTTGGAAGAACAAAGAATACATTATTCCAAAACGTGTAGCAGAAGCTAACGGAGTTGTTGAACTTAAAGATAATTTTATTGAAGTTGACTAGTAAGAGTAGATATAACAAGTCCAAAACCTATCTTTTACCATTGATCTCTGAGGTCGTTGGTATAGAAAGTGACTTCATAGACTACTTGGAAGATACTTACTTGTTTGATGAACAAGGCGAATTTAAAAATTGTATTTTTATAAAGTATGAATCTGATTTTAGGAATCCTGATTTTACTTCATATGAGTATAAATTGACGAATAGTTCTTATTTTGTTAAGCACGTAGATATTGGAAATAAAGTAGTCTATGTTTTCAACTTTCCAGAAGAATATCTTCCTGAGTATAATCATTTTATAAACGGGGAATATTCAAGATTTGGAGAGGATGCTAAGATTTTAATCTTGCATTTTTGGACTCAAATGTATGGTAGAACTGCTTCTGGAATCAACGCGATTCTTAAGATAAAACAAGTACTATATAGAGACAAAAAACTAAAGCAACAAATAGAAGAGCGTTTAAGTTCAGAGCACTGTCGCATTATCTTAGATGATAATGCTGAATTAGGGGATTTGGTTTTATTGGAAGATGAAACTTTTAAATTAAATGATAGTGATTTATGAAAGGGGATATTAAATGAATTTGAACTTAGATAAGCAAATATTAAGTGATATAACGGTACATACAAAGTACGCGAAATACTTACCTGTAGAACAACGTAGAGAGACGTGGGCGGAATTAGTCAATAGGAATATGAACATGCACATTAAGAAGCATCCAACTTTAGAGGAGGATATCAAATATGTGTATGAACATTACGTAATGACGAAGAAAATCCTACCTTCCATGCGAAGTCTTCAGTTTGGTGGTAAAGCCATTGAGTTAAATAATAGTAGAATATATAATTGTGCATTCTTGCCTATTGATGATATACGGAGTTTCAGTGAAACAATGTTCTTATTGTTAGGTGGATGTGGAGTTGGATATAGTGTTCAAGGACATCATATCGATAAGTTACCTGAGATTAGGAAGCCTAACTATAGCCGTAGAAAGCGATATGTAGTACAGGATAGTATAATTGGGTGGGCTGATGCTATAAAAACTTTATTTAAATCATATACTGGCTCTATTAATTCACATATTGAATTTGATTTATCAGATATAAGGCCAAAAGGAGCACTTTTGGTGACAGCAGGTGGTAAAGCGCCAGGCCCGGAGCCTTTGCGTATTGCCCTTGTTAAAATAGAAGCAATTCTTCGAGAGAAGAATGACACTTCAAAACTTACAGACATTGAATGCCACAGAATTCAATGTTTTATCGCAGATGCTGTACTAGCGGGTGGCATAAGAAGAGCAGCTATGATAAGCTTATTCGATTTAGATAGTGATTCTATGTTAAATTGCAAAGCTGGTAGCTGGTGGGAGACTATGCCAGAATTAGGTAGAGCGAACAATTCAGTCGTATTACTTAGACATAAAATTGATAAAAAGACTTTTGACAAAGTTTGGGAACGTATAGAAGTTTCAGGTTCCGGCGAGCCAGGTATATACCTTACTAATGACAAAGATTGGGGAACTAACCCTTGTTGTGAAATTGCGCTTAGACCTTATCAATTCTGTAACCTATGCGAGATCAATATGTCTAACATACAATCACAGGCCGATCTTAATGAAAGAGCGAGTGCAGCTTCCTTCGTAGGCACGTTACAAGCCTCGTATACGGACTTTCATTACCTTCGTGATGTATGGAGAAAGAATACAGAAAAGGATGCCTTAATTGGTGTCTCAATGACTGGAATTGCATCAAAAAGTAATCTTGAATTAGACTATTCAGTAGCTAGTGAAATAGTTGTTGAACAGAACAGAGTTACAGCTGAAAGGCTTGGAATAAATCAGGCAGCTCGTACTACAGCAGTTAAGCCTGCAGGAACAACTTCGTTGGTCTTAGGTACGTCATCTGGAATCCATGCTTGGCATAATGATTATTATATTCGTAGAATTAGATTAGGAAAGAATGAAGCAATTTATACTTACCTTTCTATCTATCATCCAGAGCTTCTAGAAGATGAATATTTTAATCCTAAGTCACAAGCAATCATCGCTGTACCACAGAAGGCTCCTGAAGGGGCTATAACTCGTCATGAATCAACGATCGACCTATTAGAGAGGGTAAAGCTCATTTCAAAAGAATGGGTTAAAACAGGGCACTTAAAAGGGCAAAACACGCACAATGTTTCTTGCACAGTATCTGTTAGACCTGACGAATGGAAAATAGTTGGAGAGTGGATGTGGGTTAATAAAGATTATTATAATGGACTTTCTGTATTGCCATTTGATGGTGGTACATATAAACAAACTCCGTTCGAGGATTGTTCTAAAGAGACTTATGACAATATGATGAAAACATTGAAAGGTGTAGATTTATCTAAAGTTGTAGAGCTTCAAGACAATACATCGCTGAATGAAAATTTAGCGTGTGGACCAGGAGGATGTGAAATATTGTAAGGTTAAAGGGTTGGGGGAATATTTCCCCCTTCCTAACTTTAAAAAAGATAATTATGGAAATTTTATTTTTTGCTTTATTTGTAATTTACTCATTAATTACAGCCTTATGGGTGGCTAATCTTGCTGAATCTAAAGGCATTGAATTTTTAAATGCATTTTTGGTATCTTTCTTTTTAGGTCCAATCATTGGGTTACTGTATGTTGTTGTTAAATCTCTTGATTCAAATTGTAGTTGTAAATAATTATTTTTAGTGGATGCACATGCGTCATTTAAACATGTTATTCTATGGAAGCAAATGAATTAAAGAATACTATACAAGATTTTGCTATTGAGAAATGGAAATCCAAAGATAAGGTTGGAACTATAGAAACACCTTCATTAAACAGTAAAACTTTTATATTTCTGAAAGCTCTTTATACTATGCCTAAAGACGATAAGAAGACAATTCACTTGTTCTTATCTGAAACTATGACTAGGGAAAAAGAAGCTTTGGCTGAGATAGTTAAGTTTGATGAAATTTTTAATTTAGATGTTTTAAGAGATTATAATCTGCAGTTCTTTTCATATGTTGGAGTTTCATCTTGGCAGAATAGAGAATTTGGCTTAGTTTGTTGTGATAAATTTCAAGAACAATTAACCGTTGGGAATTTTAAATTCCATCTAAATAATAAGTATAAAGCTCTAATTGGAGTTACCAATTCTATAAACAAGTATAGTTTCTTTAGTATCAAATCTGATCTATTATTATCATCTTATTTCGATAAGAAAGTGGTTAGTAAAGAAGAAATGCTTGATAAAATTGCTCCTGTCTGCTTTAAATATAATATTAGAGGTGATTACAAGAAACCAGTCAAGAATAAATTGAACATCTTTGTTATTAAGAACAAATTAGATGCAACAAATCGTAATGTTAGACATGAAACTTTCAAATCTATAACTTACAAAACTGAAGAAGATTCATACAACCTTATAATGAGTGAGATCAATGAACTTAAACTTAGGATTCCTGAAGAGGGAGAAGATTTGTTTGAGTTTACTGAAAATAAGATTGCAAGAATGAAGATACTTCTAAATAGAAGAAACAAACTACTTTATACGCTAGGCTCTAAAAAGATATTAGCTGAAGGTCTTTTGTTTAGGCTAAGAGGAAGAACAATGATTTTTGGCAACAATCTTCAATCATTGGAAATACTTACTGTAAGTAAGGTATTGTGTATGAAAAATACAGACGAAAGAAACTCTTTAATAAAGAGAACTTTTGATAATGGAAAATTGAGAGCAATTAGCAACTATTGTGATATGGAAGAAAATCCTGATATATCAATGGCTGACAATTGTTTATTCAAAGATGTTCCACAATCAAAAGAAGACTTTGTTGAAAAGATTGCTAGCTTAAGAACTTTAAACAAGGAAAAAGCTGGTAATGTCTTTATTTTTGTAACTGAAGGAACACAAGAAGTTGCGTGGTTGAATGAGTCTCTAAAAGGACTTAATGAACACAAATACATGCTTTGTGACAATTTAATTTCAACTTTTAACAAATATTCAATAATTGAAGACTACTAATATGATTACAAAGGAAGAAAAAGATCAAGTGTACCAACACTTGGTTGAAAAGAATTATCATCACTATAATCTTTTAAAAGCTTCTGAAGAACTACAAGAGTTAGCTCTTATATTGACACAGAAGGTTAATAAGAAGAATAATGTGCCTGATCAAAAGATTATTGATGAAATAGGAGATGTGAAGATAAGACTTAAGGTTTTAGAGAAAATGTTTCCTAAAGAATTAATAGACGAAAGAGTAAATAAAAAATTAACTTCATTTCAAAGTTATATCCAAACTGAGAAATACAAAAACATTTAAAAACATGAGAACAGTAGAATGTAAAAAGTTAGGAAGCGTTACGTCTTTAACAGTTGGAAAAGTATATAATATCATTGAAGAAACTAATGATCGATTTTCTATTGAAAACGACAAAGGCGTTCAGATGAGGTATGGTAAGAATTTGTTTAATAATCCTGTAGAAGTTCCTGTAGAAGACAATCCATTATTAGGATTACCAGGAGCACCTGTAAGAAGAGGTCCTGGAAGACCAAGAGGAAGAGCAGTAGGTCAAGAAGGTAGAATGCTTGCTCCAGAAATGGCTCAAGTTCCTGCTCCAGCACCTGCACCTGTACCTGTTGTTAATCAAATTCAAATTAACACTTCTGCAAGCAATTCTAATGGACTTGTATCATTTAGAGTAGAGTCTATATTCTTGCAAGATGTAGTTCATACATATTCTACTGGGAATATTATCTCTACAAATGGTATTTCTGCATCTTGTGGTATTCAATCTTTAAGTGGTCTTGATGAATTAAGATATCATATTACTCAATTAAGATCTGAATTTACGATCTTCGTAAATGAAAATCGAGGAAGATTTATATTAGCTGGAGATATTGACTTAAATTTACTATTTGAAGAAATTGCTGTTGCATTGGTTCAAGACCTTGTAGCTTCTTATCAAGGAGGAGATGCAGACATCAAAGCAGGTATCTTGATTTTATCTACAACAGAAGATTCAATCAGACAAGAACCTTGTTTAAGAAGAGCACTTAATAATGCCTCTGCTGGAAACATTCCTGTTTACAATCCAAATAGCGGTAATGATATTGTTATGTGGAATATACCTGTTGAGGCATAAAATAAAAAGCCCTGTAGACAATTAAGTTTACAGGGCTATAATACCTTCTAAATAGATAATAACAAAAACAGTGACAAAATGGCAAATCGTGTTTTATTTACAAATGTTAAGTACTGGGTTGGAGGTGGTAAAAGTGGGAAGCCTTTAAGGATTCGAAAACACCAAAACATTCATTTGACGATTCATATGCCAGTTGATGGAATAAAACCATATTACTTGGATATACTGTCTGATGGAAAATACATGTCTACAAAACTAACCAAAATTAAAATTAGAAATCATGAGCAACTACAAGAATAGATATACTAATAGATTGATTACGGAAACTGAATATTACAATTTGTTTCCATCTGAAAGAGGTGATTATGAAAGAATTAGTATTCATGATGTTCCTCAAAGAGATTCTGGTGGAGATTTTATGACATCTGCTGTGATTGGAGCTGTAACAGATTCTGCATTCCTAGGAGGTTTTATTGGAGGAGATATGCTAGGAGGAATTGTTGGAGATATAATTGACGGTGATTTAGGAGACTAATGAGCGTCGTTAGATATATTTCTGACCTTCATCTTGGACACTTAAATATGGCTACTAAAAGAGGCTTTAAAGACCAACATGAAATGAATGACCACATTATTAAGAGCTGGAACTCTGTAGTTGGAAGGAAAGATGTCACTTGGATACTTGGAGACATAACTATGGAGAAAGCGGTTCACTATCATATGTTAAACAGACTTAATGGACTTAAAAAAGTTGTATTAGGAAATCATGATAGACCAGAACATGTGCCTCATTTACTAAATTACGTAAATAGTGTTTGCTCAATGAAATATCATAAAGATAAAGAATTTGGCAACGTTATATTTACACATGCTCCTATTCATCCTTGTGAATTAGACTATAGATTTACTATAAATATTCATGGTCATGATCACGAGAGAAATCTTAAGGATGAAAGATATATAAATATTTGTGCAGAATTTATAGACTATAAACCTAAATTACTAAGTGAATTGATATGTCGATAATAAAATCAATAATTAATGGCAATGAAGTTTATGTATATTGGAATGGTGAATTGATTTACAAGAAATGGTTTAATCAAGAACACGGTGTTGTTTTTCAAAATTACAAAAGATGGCATACATAGACAGAGAATACCATAAATTGCTAAATGCAATTAAAAGAGATGGTTATACGTACGAAGATCCTAACAGAGAAGGAGTTTTTAGGACAGAGATTACAAGTTTTACAATAAGGCATTTGTTTAAAAATGGATTTCCATTGATAAGTACAAGGGAGTTGAATTATAATAATATTATAGTCGAACTTCTTTGGTTTCTTAAAGGAGATACAAACATTAAATATTTAGTTGACAGAGGTTGTAATATTTGGAATAAAGATGCTTATAAGTATTATTTAAAAAAAGGAGGACACGCTTCTGAAAAAATGTTTAAAACTTTAGTATCACAACAAGATGAATTTGACTCAAGGATTAAAGATTATAAGTATGGTGATTTAGGTCCAGTTTATGGTAGACAGTGGCGTAATTTTAATGGAGTTGACCAAATAGCTAAGTTGATTAAAGGTCTTAAAGAAAAACCTTTAGGAACTGAACATATTGTAAACTCTTGGAATCCAGCAGATATTCCTGATATGGCTTTACCTCCTTGTCATTATGGATTTCAAGTTGTAGTTAGACCATTAACCGTATCTGAAAGGTTTCATGCAACTCCTGGTGCTAATCTAAAAGATGTTGATGTGTTTGTTGAGAACGCACATATTATTTATTTAGATGGAATAGGGGCGCCTAAATATGGCTTCGAATTACACTGGGAACAAAGATCTGTAGATACCTTCTTAGGTTTACCCTATAATATAGCCTCCTACGCTTCATTAGCGTTGATCTTAGAGAAGATAACAGGTCATGTGGCACTAGGTATCCAAGGAAATTTAAAGAAGGTGCATTTGTACGATAATAGCCTCAATGCAGTAGCTCAACAATTGAAGAATGATCAGTATTTGAATGACGAATGTAAATTAGTATTTCCTGAAGACGAAGTTAATCCAGATGGACTTGATTTTAATCTTAGAATGGGATATTTAAGGGGGAATTTGAGCCTAAATGATTTCATTGAGGAAATGAAACCTGAGTGGTTTTCTATTGAAGGGTATTCACCTTATCCTTCAATTAATGTACCAATGTTAGCAAAAGATTAATTATGTGGTGGATTGTTATTATTATAATTGTGTGGATATTATTATCTGAGGATTAAAAATGGAAAAACCGCTAGAAGACCTTAATTGGTTGTCTAGCGGTTTTTTTTTGACTTTTCAGAAGCTACTCTAATATCGTGTATAATTGATAATAATCTTTATCTAACTGAGACCATATTGGCACAAGTCTTTTAGTTGCTTTAACTAATTCATTCTTGTGTTTAGCGTCTTCATCTAAATATGAAAAGAAATTTTCATCATCCTCTGGGAAGAAGTTAATTGGAGTTACAACTTGTTGTATAAAGTCTAAACCTGTTTGTATTAATTTAATACCTGCAACAGGATTTGTTAAAATCTTAGCTGTCTCTCTAGGATCTCTAAATTGAGATAATTCAGACTCTAATCTTCTAAGTTGATATACTAAGAACCATAATTCATCATCATCAGGGGCTGCTGCTCCTGCAATTAATGCTCCAATAGCTGGTAAAATTACAGATGTTAACATTATCTCAAGAGTTGCTTTCTTTAAATTAGCCTTCTCGTGGTCTGATAATGAGTTATATACATCTTTCATATACATCAATTGCATAGACTTCATTGATGGAACAACTCCATTTACGAAATATCTAGCTAAAGATGTGTAAATACCTTCAGTATATTCTTTCTTAGCAGAACTATAGTTTAATTCATCTTCAGTTAAGTCTTCTCTACTTTTAAGTGATGTAGATATACCTGTATATCTGTAAGCAAGAGCGCCTAAGAAGAAGTTTTTAAACATCATCACTAGTTTACCTGAGATAGTTTTAGACAATTCATTCTTAAAGTTATTATCATAAACACCATACAAGTCAAATACTTTGCTCTTAATCAAAAGATTTATATGAGTTTTACCTCCTTTAGCATATTCAGTAGTAAGATTGTGTTTGGTAAATTTAACTTTATCGTCCATTACTAACTTACCTTTGTTGTCCATCTTAAGCATATCTAATAATGAAGAAGCTTTAGATTCATCTACAACTTTACCATTCTTATCTATAAATTTATTGTCAGAATTCATCACTTTAAGAGAGTCTAGTACGGCCATAGTAAGTATAGAGTTCATCATGTGCTCTCCAACTTCGTTTATACCATTCATATTCTTTCTAGAAGCTAACTTCTTTGCCAATGTATTTCTAAGATATTCTTGTGTAGCAGGATCAAATCCTCCAAATACATCATACATTTCTAAAGTTTGATTTACAAAAGATGTTTTAACTGGATTACTTAAGTCAGACAATGTGTTAGGAAGTTCAGTTCCATAAAGTTTCTCAGCTTTAAGTAAATTCTTAGGACTAATAACGTCTCCTCCAAATGACTCTATAAACAATTGAGTGAATCCATTGAATAAGTTAGCAGTTCCTGATGCTACGTTTAGAGACATAGCAATACTTGCAGTAGCTCCATTTACGTAAGATACAATCTTATTTCCATCTAAAGGACCTAATCTTCCTCCATGTTCATGAAATACATCATATATCATCCTGTCCATTAAACCTTTTATTCTCTTATATTCATTAGTAAATTCACCTGGAATAGTTACAACTGGCTGATTCTTGTTCCAAATATTCATTAAAGGAAGTCCAGTTTTAGTAGAAGTTTGAAAATACCTTTTACTTTTAGATACATCTGCCAACATAATAGCATTAGTTTCGACCTTACTTTTCTCTCTAAAGCTAATAACATTGAAATATTCTTTTCTCAGCATTGTAGCTACGTCTAAAGATTGAGTTTTTGGATCTATATCACCTCTATAATGAACTTTAACACCGCGAACAGACTCACCTGTTTTGTTATCTATAGCTTCACCATATCCAACATCATCTGGTTTAATCTCAGTAGCATCTGTCCACTTTTGTTTAACTAAGCCTTTAAAGTCTTTCTCTACACCTCTTTCGAAATCAGATTTAGTTATAGATGGAAACTTATAGAAACTTACTTGGCCTGTCTTTCTAACAAGACTCCTACTTCCGCCTGTAGTTGTGTGACCTAATTTGGCTAAAGAAACTGCTTCTTTAAGCATTTCAGCACTAGCTCCAGTTGGTTTAGTATTTCTATATTTGTCTTTAGGATACCATTTAAGACCATGTTCATCAGATTGATCTCTAACTGTATGCTCTTTCATCCAGGCTTTAGTCTTCTGATACAATGCTTTGTATTCATCATTCTTCATGAAATCTTTAGCCATTACAGCTCCTTCTGCTTTAAGTTTATCCTTCAATTCACTAAGCTCTAATTCCATAGGTTTGTATTCTTCTAAATAGATATCTCTAAATTTTACACTATAAATACCTTTAAAGAAGTAATTACCATCTTTGTCTTGCTCATATATATCTTTATATAACTCAGACGGAGCAAGGTTACCTTTTTCTTTAACTAAATCATTAAAAACATTTTTAAGAGCTAAATCATAATCTTTGTACAAATCTATAATAGTATCTCTTGCTGCACTAATCATATTAGTGATTATTTGTATAAGTTTACTGTTAGTATTTAAAGGGTCTTCAAAGTTCTTTTTAAATGAACTTATGTCGAATGCTGGATTGTATACAATTTTCTCTGCAGCTTTAATTAAATCTTCTTCAAATAAATCTTTATCTCTAGTAGTCAACATTCTAGATGCATATTCAATTCTAGATTCACCAGTTATTTTCTTATCTACATATTCTTTGTAAAGTCTATTTCTGTGATCTGTCTCTACTTGTGTATTAAACTTTGGATTAGCAAGAAATTTAACAGCTTGTTCGTTTTTTATAGCGTGAAACTGAGATTTAAGTGATTTACTTTCACCTGCAGCATAAGATATAATCTTTCTTATAGAATTAAAATCTTCAACTTCCTCTTCAGTTAAGTCTTTTTTAAGGACAGAGGCTCCAACAAGTTTACTTATATCATCAATAAGATCATATGCGGCTAGATACTCTTCATAACTATTTATAGTCTTAAGTAGATCTTCGTCTCTATAGTCTTTTGTTTTCTTATGAAGTCTTTCTAAACCTTTTGTAACTTGAATAACAGTTTTGTTTAATGTATTAGCATAACCTAAAATAACTTTAACTTTTTGAGTCTCAGACATTTTGTCCATCTCTTTAATTAAAGCATCTATATTCTTCAAGTGATCTTTTTTGTCTTTCCTTGATATAGGTTTTTTTGTCTTAGCAGTTCTAGCTCTAGCTTGAGCAATTCTATCTTTAGTTTCTTTTACAAGCTCATCAAGTTTGTTTTCAAAACTAGTCATCTCTGGTTTAACAAATTCAAGCTCTTTAGCAAACACACCTTTATATTGAGTCTCTTCATTTTCATCCTGAACATTTTGTTCATTGAAGTCCATTATCGTGTTGAATAAGGTTGTATATTCACTATTTAGTGGTATATTGAAAAATCTTCTTATTGCGTTAATGAATTGATTCCACAATCCTTCAGATTCAGATTTAACTTGATCTCTAAATTCAGGATTAGAATAAAACTCAGCAACAAATTCAAATTCATTTTTAAATCCATATTCCTCTGCTAAATCACTATCTTTGTATTTCTTCATAAACTTGTCAACAACTTCAACAAGTTCTTTCTCTGCAAGAGTTCTATTCTTAGGATCTTTAGCTAAAGCATCAGCAGTAATACTATGAACAACTTCATGAAGAAAAGCTACAACAACATCTTTCTCACTAAGACCTTTAATTCTCTCTGAAGAAACTTGAATTTTCTTAGATACTGGGTCATATTGCATAACTGCAGAAGTAGATATCATGACTTCTTCATCAACTAATTCAACTTTTGCTTTCGATCCACCCATAATACGTGCCGCTCTAGTAGCTAAATCTTGCGCGTAAGGCGTTAAATCAGAAATTCCAGTACTTATATTAGATAAAATATTATCGACGCTTAAATCGCCTTTAAATAGGTTTTCAGTAAATACTTCAACTTCAGGATCATATGAAATTTCTTCATCAAGAGTATTTGGAGCATTTTCATCAACTAAATCATGAAAATTTACTTCATCTGACAATCCTATCTCACTAATTGGTTCTGTTAATTTTTGTTCAGGTTTTGCATTTTCTTTAACAACTGATGCAGTATGTAGTTCGTCTACTGTAGGAAACTTTTCAAGTCCATTTACTTCTTGCCACAAAGATATCTTAGCAGCAGCAATTAGGGGACTAACCCCTAACTCGCTAGCCAAATCAATAACAGCATGACTCTTATGATTAACACAATGTATTGCCATATATTTTTATTTTAAAAATTTTAATTTATATAGCGTACTATATATTAATTCTAATATGTCATCAATTATTTGTTGTAGATATCCGCAGTCACTTAAAGACTCTCTAAAGGATTTAAAAGACTCAATAAATCCTTCTAAATAAGAAATTGGACTAATGCTTTCAGAAATAGAAAACGACTTATAGCCTTTTATAATTCCATATTCTCCTTGGTAAGACTCAATGAATCTATCTCTAAGATCTACAATATCTCTATATAATCCATCTAAAGCTTTATGCTCTGCAAAACTAGATGTTTGCAAGTGAGCAATATGTGCATTTACTTCTATTGCAAATAGGTTAGACACAAACTCTTGTACTTTATTTTCCATAACATTCTATTAATTTTTCTTTTTCATCGTCACTTAACGCCATGAATGACTCCTTAGTCATAGTAGGATCTGCTTGTTGGAAAGCCTTAGAATGCTTATTCCATGAATCTTCAATAAACTTATCATAATCTTGTTCAGTAGTCTCTTCTCCAGTTAAATTCAATGCTCTTGAGGCATTTCCTTCAATAGTCTCAGCTTTGTTACTAATTCCAATTACAGTAGTTTTAGCTCTAGTTAAAGCCGTATAAATACTTCTAGATTTAGATTTTGCTGATAAAGGACCAACACTATTGATGTCTTGGATATCTACTATAACACTATCATATGTAGAACCTTGAGATTTATGTGAAGTTATAGCATAAGCATAATCTATGTTAGCAAAAGACTTTTTAAGTCCCCATGCTTGTGCATACATTTGCTTTCTTAATGCTCCAGGAGGCATTTGTTTAGCCTTAGCGAACATCTCAGCTACTCTTTCATTAAACTCAACTTTAGATTCATCTGCAAGTACTGGAAATGACATATCAGTATTAGTTCCATCACCACGCTCTACAGTAACTGCATAAGCTTGAAAACCATTATATGTAGTCTTTCTAACACCTTTTATAGAGAATTCATCACTATTAGATACCTTAGTTCTAGAATCAACATCAAAGTTGTCTTGGAACATTATAATATCATTCTCAATTAATTGAGGCACATCTTCTCCGAATACAGCTTTTCTAATATCATTATTGTAAGCAGTTCTTGTAGCGTTTCTATATGTAACAACTTTGATTACATTAGGGTTTTGCTCAAGTATACCTCTTTTAAATGAGTCTACTACATCTTCAAATATATGACCAAATGATCTTACAAATACTAAATTACCTTTAGGAGATAATGTATCTTTCATAACTCCATCTGGAACAGGATCTTGTTGAGAAGTTTCTAACTCAGAGTTATCCCAATAATAATCTGCAAATGGAAGTATAGGAGACTCTTCTCCTTGACGAACACGTTCAGTTAGGCTAGCTTTATTCTCAGAATCAAATACAGGACTAATGCTATCTAAATCAGTTTTAGACCATCCATGATAATAAGGATTTTTAAGATCTCTAATAGGAGGCAATTGACCTCTATCTCCCAAGAACACTAATTTAGCAGATCTTCTTTTCATCTCCATCATCATCTCAATAGCCTCTTCATTAACCATAGAAGCTTCATCTATAATAATAATATCATGTTTAGTAATCTTAGCATCTTCAGAAAATGAATCAGTAAACTCACCTGTCTCAACATCCATAGTCTTGCCTAATATACCAGCTATACTTCCACTTTCAATCTTCCCAGGATATCTATTGTCAAGCTTCTCTGATAAAACTAACTTAGCTTTATGAGATAATGCTGCAATTAAAATCTTTTTACCTGCATTTACAAATGGGGCAATAGCTTCTTGTACAATAGTAGTTTTACCAGTACCAGCCTTACCTTCAATTACAAGTATCTCTCCTGGATTACCATTCTTAACAAACTCTTGAATTACGTTAATTGCATTCTCTTGTTGTTCATTTGCAGGTTTAAATACTTGCTTATTATTAATGCTGTCATAAGGAGGGTTTGTTATAATATCAACTTTAGGTGTTGCAAGAATACCATGTTCAGCTAAACTAAGTATGTTCCTTCTTTCAGAAGATTCATCTACCCATTTCATTATCTTATTATTAGTAAGAGAAATAATTGTATTATTAGGAGTAACAACATAATCACTACCTAAGTAAGTAACAAATTTACCTTTCTCTTTTCTACTTGTAAGTTTAGATTTAGATACAGACAGCTTAGCTAAAGCACCTTCCATTCCTGGATTATATATTTGAACAGTTCCTATTGCATTAAATTGAGTAACTATATATGGAACTCCATTATAATCTACAAATCTACCAATTTCTAAAGGATATTCGCTAATAGGTTCAATTTTCTTGATATTAGTACCAGCTTCTCTTTTAACTGCTTCATATTCTTCTTCGGTTAACTCATGAGGAACAACATCTGCATCAGCTGCGTCCATTATAGCCTCTTCAGTTCTTTTATACAAATCTCTAATGGCTTGTTTTGCAGCTTCTTCTTTTTTAGTTCCTAAATACTCTTGTCTAGGAGTCCATTTATTAGTAGATTTATCTAAAGTATTATAATTTTCTATATCTCTAGTTCCAACACCTGCAAAATCCTTAGTCAAAATAGGTGGTTTATGTAGTTCAAAATACTTACCATTCCATCTATTCCACTTTTCAGTTTTAGTGTCCCATACGTAAACAGGTTTTCTTAACTTAATACCTAATTGAACTGCAGTATTAGTTCCTCCATGTACAGCTGTTGAATTGAATTTATCATTAATATCTAAAGGAGCTACAGCAAATACAGCATCAGAATTAGCTACTTGATAGTAATTTCTAACTTGAAGATTGCCTTGAACTGTATTTGGGAATTTTTTACCAAGCAATCTCTCAACTTCAATCCTAGCAGTTTCCATTTGTTCATCTGTTAATACAGTTGCTTCTACTTTGCTATTTTTAAGTTTTTGAGATAGTCCAGTATTTTTGCCCTCTCTATAATGTTTATGTTCAGTAACACCAAATTCTCTACCAATAATATCAAAGTATGTATCTGCACCATAAGCTCCACCACTATGATTAGTTATTTCAGACATAGAAGATACTTCTAGTACAGGTTCTTTTAATACTATAGAATCTTTTATATCTTCAACTTTACGATATACTGGAGCAAGTTCTTTAACTTCAACAGGTTTCCCTGGCTCTTCAATTCTTTCATCAACCTCTGATAATTCAAAGTTAGGATTAAAGTTTTCTCTTTCAGTTACAACCATATTCATTAAATAGTCAATTTCTTCTTTATTACTTAATTCTGGTCTCTTAATGAATCTATCTCCATATTCTATAACAACACTTCCTTTAAGTTTCTTACCAAGAGGATTTACTCTTGTATAAATTCCTTTGTTTTCAGAATCATATCCTTCAAGTTTATAAATATGATTATCATCTAATTGAACATAGAATCTAGACTTACCAGATTCTTTCTTAATGAAGCCAGATTCTTTATCTCTAGTAACCATTTCATTCTCGAATACTAAAGGAACATATTTGTACTTATGTGTATTGTTTAAATAGAATTTATCTATGAAATCTTCTTGATTTGCTCTAGAAAATTTAGGAACAAAGTAATTTACACCTTCATTTATCATATATTCATGAGGAATATATGTATAGAACTGATTAGAGTTCATTCTAAATCCTGAAGTAAGAAATGAATACTTTATTAAATCTTCAGCAAATTGAACATGGTCTAATCTTAAATCTCTCCATGAATCAGTAAACTTCTCTTCAAATGATGTAGATTTCTTTCTATTATTCAAAGATATGATCTTAACTTTACCATCTCTTTTAATTTGAAGCTCATCTAAGATCATATACTTACCTCTATATTCCTTTCTAAATTCATCAAATTTAGCAGGAAGATTATTAAGTAAATCTCTAGACTCTTCTTCAGATAAGTTAAATGGATTAAAGTTAGACATTACATAAGTGTAGTAGTTTTTCTCTAAATCTGTAGTAAGCTCTTCATTTGTAGCAGGCATACTATATAAATCATCAGAAATTGTATTAAACATTTTCTGAACTTTCTCCTGTCCTTGAGGAAATAAACTTGGATTAGATTGGACTATTCTCATCATCTCTTTAAGAGATTCAAAGTAATGTCCTAATGTAGTATTGTCAAACTTAGATTGAAGTCCATTTAAAGCCTTGTAATTATCATTCTCTTCTTTACCTAAAATATATTGTTTTAAGTTAAAAATAGAATATAATGAGTTAATATTTTTACCCATACCATTAGTGTCTAATTTAGAGACATCAACATTCTCTTTCATAGTTTTACTAACTTCTTGCAATTCTAAGAACTTTTTATATACAGCTAATTGAAATGGACCATCTGGCTTGCCAGTAATTTGTTCTCTAAAGAATTGTAAGTCATATTCTTTACTAGTTATATTAACAGTTTCTTCCTTAAAGATTTCATTATGAGCATCTCTAATCTCATCCAATATTGGATTTATTTCATCAAATGTAGCTTTCTTTCCAAGAACTTTTTTAATCTCACTAACTCCTTTATCTAGTGCCTTATCATTAAGAATCCCATCTGCTTTCATTTTTTGATAAACAACTCCATAAGGAAATCCTTTTTCATCTTGAAGCTTGATAAGATTTTCTAATACAAGATTTCTTTTAAATTTAGTCTTAGTGTCTCCACTATTCTTAGATGTAATTGATTCAAGACTAGATTGATACTGAACATATTGCTTTATTATTGGCTGAGCCATAAATGCAGTAACATACAAAGGATGTGTGCCTGATCTTAACAATAAGTTTCCTATATTAGTTGTAGATGTAGTCCAGTTTCCTCTAGTAATATAAGGGTCTTTGGCTATATCCACAAATGCATTAAGAATTGCAGTTAATGAATCGCCTATCTTAACTTTACTAATTTCGTTAGCAAGTTCTTCAGATCCATTCATTGCTTTAAGATAATACTCTAAATCAGATGGACTTAATTGTTCAGAAAACTCTTTATCAAATACTGTCTCTCTAATATTATTTCTAACTTCACTATGTCCCCAACCAATGTAGTATTTATTTAGACTTAAATTACCTATTCTATTAATATCAACCAAAGCGTTAGCTTCTTGACCAACACCTGCTTTACCCCCAATAAATTCATATCTAAGTTTGATATCACTAACAGCGTCAAAGTGAAACATAGGTTTACTTGTATCAGCCTTCACAAGGTCTTTTATCTCGTTCTCAATGAACTTAATATCTACGGGCTTCATAACATCCTTAATTACTTTTGGATTCGTTAAAACAGCCTTATATAGCTCCACAAGCCTATTCTGAACAGCTTCCTTAGATTGTTCTTCATTGGACAACTCTGGATTGTATTCAGTGTACTTAAGTTTGCCTTCTGATAATGTATAGTTAGACATCATAATGAACATCTTATCAATATCAAAATCCGATCCAGTTTTAGTTGTAATACCTGTGTAAGCTACAATTGTATCGCCATTCTCTTCAGGAAGGATTCCTACTATTTGTAATGCATCATTAGATGAAAGTCCTTGATTTGGAATACGATATCCTACTATATTACTTAAAATTCTATCATCTATAATCCCTTCAACTTTATTACCATCTTCATCTGTATATCCAAATAATTCTTCAGCTTTATATTTTTTGTAGTCAGGAATATATTTAGCAATAAACGATCCTGATATTAATATACCTCCTGGTCTAATCTTAGTTTTACCAGTATCTTCATCTACATATATTGTAGGTTCAAATGTGGTATCTCCATTGTTTAATACAGGACTCCATATAATACCTTTGTCTCCATTTTCTTTAGATATGCCAAAGTTAGACATCTGAATGAATGCTCCACCATTAGTTTTAATCTTAATCAGCCTATCATTCATAATAGAAGAATAGATGCTTATGATCTTGTCTATAGACTGTGGCATTCCATATAAAGTAACTTGTTTATTAAGAGCATCAATTATATTTTTAGATCCACCTCTTTTTTCAAGCTCTTTAACTAAAGCGTTATATAATCCTTTTACATTGTTTATCTTACCACTCTTACCTATACTAAACTCTTTGTTAACTTCTTCAAGTCCTTTACCTATAAGGCCTTTAACTATGTCAGAAATTCCATCTGAAATCTCCTTTCCAGTTACATCTTTTCCATCTAAATAGAAACCTTTTTGTTTTGCATTAAACTTTAGACCTGCAAATATATTCTTTTGAATTTGAGATCCTACATCAGTTTGTTTAAATGTTTTAATAGGAAGATCTTGTTGCAATTTCCATCCATAATTAGACAGACTTACCTTATTAAAAGTAACATTATCTATCTCTCCTTTAGCATTATGAATAGTAGTTGGAGTAGGAGAACCTACTTTAAATCCATCTATTGTAATAAGCTCATCAACACCTTGCTCTTGCATTCCATTAAACAACTTCTCTAGTCCAGTATTTTTAACTAAACCTCTAGTTAATACAGCTTGAGAGTATTTAAGGTATGTAGGAGTTTTTCCATTCATATAAAAGTAAACACCCTTTAATGGTTGTGCCATTATCTTAAGTTCGTCTTTAGTATAGATTGGATGTGTATCTGATGTCATTTTCTCATACACAGCATTGTGAGTTTTATTATCCCACTTACCAAGTCTTTCAAGTAAGAATCTCCATCTTTGAGGAGTTATCCAAGCTTGAGCATCAGCAGAGTTAATTTTTTTGTATGGTTTAGCACCATCTTCTCCAAGCATTTCAACTAACTTATCAAATACAGGAGATTCTATTTCTATACTATTAATTGTAGCAGCAGTAAAAGTTTCTTCTCCCTCTTTCAATCTCAATTGAAGTCCATCAGTATATGTACCAGGAATACGTTTCTTATAATCAACCATGTTTTTATAGAAAGCAACATCTCCTGTAAACAGTTTAGAGTACTCTATATTTTGAATTAATCCGTTAATATAGAAGTCAGATGCTGCAGATGTAACTGCATTAGTTGTATCTCCAAAATTATTTTCTAAATACTTTTTAAAAACGTCTTTATCTATTCTTTTATTAGAATAACCGTCTTTATTTATTTCTACAACTTCTTGGTTAATCAATGAGAATACAGTTTCTTGTATACCACCTTGTAGCATATCATTAATATATGCTTCTATCTCAGATCTTAACTCTGGATTAGTAGACAAGTCAGCAGTATGTTTAATACTACCATCACTGTTATATAACTTACTTTTAATTTCATTAACAGCACTATTGTCAGATTTCTCTGAGAAAGATAACTCTGGAAAGTATTGAGAATTAAATGCATTACCATTCTTTGAGTAAATATCTGAACCTGCTTTGTAATGATAATGTATTCTAAGATTCTCAGGGTTCTCACCAGCAACATCTACTTCAGCATTAGCCTCCTTCATTCTATTGAATTCAGAGTTAAAGTAGTTGAAGAACAATCTTAATGTTCTATCATTAATAGAAACCTCATCATTTCTAATAGTAGTTGTATCTACAAATAGTCCAGTTCTAATTTGAAGATCTGTAGTCTTATCAGCAGGAGTTGTTGTTCTTACATATGAATTTGATAATACCTTATTTAAGTTATCATTAAAGTAATCATTGTAAGATATATCACTTGCAGACACATAGTCTCCGTCTTTCTCTTGAAATGTATTGAACACGCCTAAATTTAAACTATCAAGTCTTTCTTTAGATACTTTTCTTCTTTCTTCTTTTAGTCCATCTTTAAGAACTTTTTTATTTCCAAATTCATCTTTAGGATTAATATCTAATGCTAGTAAGTATTTTGCAAGTTCAGATCCTTTATTATATGCAGATTGGTCATACCAATTTCTTAACAATTCAGGATTTTTCTTCCATTGTAAAATTCTAGTAGAGATATATGACGGATATGAAAACAACCATTTATTCTTACCTGAAGTCCATATACTTGCATCAGAACCTTCTGACAAAAAGAAAGACTCTGCTTTAGCTAACTCTTTAAATATACTTTGAGTTTCAAAAGGATTGTTAAAATCTTTATGAGCTTTTTTAAAATAGTTTAAAGATTTCTTTAGAACATAACTAGTTCTTTGAACAGATTTAGTTAACTTACCTTTCTGATGTTCAATATTGAATGATTTGGATCCATTATCATCTAAATAGTTAATAAAACCATTCTTTGTCAATTCAACTCCTAACTCTCTAGTTAAAGCAACATATTCATTAGAGTATTTAGTAAATTCCTCTTCGGACATATCTTTAGAAACTAAATTAAGAAGTGAATCTAGCTCACTTATAATACCTTCTAAATTAGCTTTAGCTCCTTCTTTAAATGAATTATCTTCTTTCAAGAAACTTAGTCTAAAGTTATTACCCCATTCTGATTCAACAATAGATGCCTTAGATCCAGACTCTGAAACTTCTTTCACGTCTAACTTAAATGTCTTTTCGACATTGCTAGTTTCCGTATCTACAACTTTAGTTCTTATCTCAGATACAAGAAAGTTTTGCTTATGTAAGTTAAATGCTTGAGCAAATTGATTCTTATCGCTTTCAGTAAATCTCTTATCGTTAAAGAATCCAATCAATTGATTTAGGTATTCTTTTTTGTAGGCTATTTTCTTAATCTGAGTTCTTTGCAATTCAAACATATCTTCACCAGGAAGAGCAACTTGATTTGAAATGTTGTTTAAAAGAGTTGAGTATACATCATTAAATGGAACAAACGTAGGTTCATTCCATACAGGATCTCTTTCTTCGTTGTTTTCAAGCAAAGACAATCTAAGTTTAATGTTGTTACTTAAAGAATTCTTACTGTCTTGTTCAAATGAAGCTTTGTTGAATACAGGATCTTTACCTTCTTCACTTATCGTTTGTAAGTCAGAAGCTTCGTCGTTATCAACTCTTTTAATACTTATCTGTTTGTAAAAATTGTCAATTCTATCTACATATTCATCTAAATAATCTAATGACTTTCCGAGAGATCTAGACATAAATTTCCCTTTAGGACCTTCTGTTTGAAGAGAAGCTATCTTCTTTTTTATTTCAGATTCAACATGATCTCTTAATCTAGGAAGTTTTTCTCCTTCTTCGAATTCAATGTTATTGAAGTTAATATTAGGAGATTGTTTAAAGTAATTTAAAGCAAGTCTAGAAACAATTCTATCCATTTGTTTATAGTCAAAAACAGAACGAAGTCCTCTTTTTTCTATTGGATATGGTATCTGTTCATCATTTTTACTAATGAAGTAATACTTTTTAGACTCTTCACTATAAAACAATTTAGGTTCTCCATTATCGTAAACTCTTTTACTGAATGAAGGATCTCCTTCTTTATATCCTTCAACCCAATCTCCAAATTCTTCTACAAATGCAGATTGTTCACCAGGAACAACATCAAAATAAGCATAAGCTTCCTCAGCTTTAAACTCATTACTATAGATATGCTCTAATGTTTTAATCAATTTCGATTCAGAACCATTTGTTCTTGTGATCTTTTTACACGCCATTTTTTATAGTTTATGTAAATATACAATTTTTTTATTTAATATGCAAATTAAAATCCACATATTTGTTTTATATCGTCAATAGACTTGTTATTTTTCTTAGCAACATCTATTAGCTCATTAAAAGTCTTATTAAGATTCTCTGAAGAGAAAGATTCATCAGAAGTGTATTTATCTAAAACGTTGAATTTGTCAGCAAGACTAAATATAACTTCTGCCTTAGTATCATCATCAACTTTATTAAATAAAATTTCTAATTCATTGACATTAGTTTTAACATCTTGTTTACTATTAGGAGCTTCTTCTTTCTTTTTCTTGGCATTAAGCATATCTTGAAATAATTGACTAGTTCTAGCAACTTTACCTTCTTCATTAGACTCTACAGTAATCTCCTTCTTAACTTCCTCTTTAACTTTCTTAGCAACAGGTTTGCTATTTTTAACGTCCTGATTAAGATATATATTACTATATCCTTGAAATGTAGGTTGATTAACTACAGCATTTGTTGTCAATAGTGGCATATTCTTATTTAGAAGGTATTCTACATATGCTGGGTTATTGAAAACAAACTGACCTGGAGCATCTCTAGTTATAAGAATGTTATGTCTCTTATATTGAACATATCTCATTATAGCCTCTCTAGCTTCAGGAGAAGCTAACTCTTCTTTAGTTATAGACAATTTATGTTCAAATCCAGAACCATCTAATAAATGCATTGCTAATGAACCTAGAATTAAATTACCGTCAGGCATTAAATTAAAACCAGTTTTAGGATTTAAACTTTTATGATATATGATTAAGTCTAATAACCTAGAAAGACTTTCATTCCTTTCATCACCTTTAGCAGTTCTTTTAACAAATCCTATCTCACCTTTCAAAGCTTCTTGTAATGAAGCACTAAGATCTGGATCTATTTCATCTAATTGTTTAAAGAATTGTCCTACAGTTAAAGCTTGAAAACTAGTCTTCTTGCCTATAGACTGAGATACTTGACTTAAAGATTTAACAATCTCATATACAGCTTCAGCTTTCTCTTCATTTATTCTAGACACATTTAGCTTTAAAGGGAATGGAGTTCCATTGTTTTGATTGACCATAAGGAAAACTTCTCCCTTAGACTTTATACCAATATTAGTTTGCATAATATGATCTTTGTCTAATGTACTAACTAAGTTTCCTTCCCAGTTAACATAACCAGTATTCTTTTGAAAATATTCAATCTTCTGAGCTTTAGTCATACCATCAAATACCTGTAAATCAAGTACACTGTTCATTGGAACAGGACCATCCTCTTCTCTCTGAGTTATTTTAAGGACTCCAGGGAACTGATCTATTACGTTTGATGATATACCATCAAAACCTTTATTTAATACAGCCTGAGCGATTATATTGCGTCTGAGAGGCATAGTTTGCTTCTCTAGTATCTCTTGAGAATCAGGATGAGCTTGATTGTCTTCAGTTTTGTTTTCTATAAAAGAATGTACTTTTTTCTCTTTACCATCTTTCTTGTATGTAAACGTAACTCTAATAGGTAATTCATCTTCAAGTAACTTAATGTCGCTTGCTGTGGCAATACCAGAAACTAAATTATTAAATGCAGCTTCGACTTCTTTAGTAGTTGTCTTAATTACTTTACCAACATTATTAGGATCTGCTATAGAACTTACAAATGAGAAAGTTACTCCGTCACCAGATTTATCTCTAGGAGTTCTTTCATATTCAACGAAAGATTCTAAATTAGGATATAAAGCTTTGCCAGTTTTTCTTTTTGTACTAATAACTTTAGCTCCAGCTTGAGGAGAATCTAAATCATCGTCAATTTCTTTCTCAGTTTTGTTAGCTCCAGTTTCAACTTCTTCATCTTCAACTTCATCTTCTCTAGTAGGTAATGATTCAGATTGATAATCTCCTTCTTCATCTTCAGTTACAGGAGGAACTACGATTTCTACAACTTCTTCAGGTTCGTCTATCTTTTGAGTTTCTTCTAGTTCTGTTTGAATGTTTTTCTCTACCTCTTTTTCTACAGCCTCTTCTTCGTTTAATTGATCTTCTTTTTCTTTAATCTTCTGAGCTATAACAGGATTCTTGACTAGAGGATTAACCTTCCTATCTTTAAGATTCTGTATATCTTCCCAAAACTCTCGTTCATTATTTAATGAATTAAGAGCTTGCTTATTAATTACAGCCTTATTTATCCTATTAAGTTTATCTTTAGTGTCTTTTAAATCAGATTTAGCTTCTTGTAAGTTTTTAGATGTTCTAAGAAACTCATCTCTAACATACTTATAATCTTCCATATTAGTACCAGGCTTAATCTTGCCTAACATGTCTGCATATGTCTCAAGTATACCTTTAAGTACAGTTCTATATCCATCTAATGAATCTACAGCTTCTTCAAGTTCTTCAACTCTACGTTCTGTACCTAATTGATGTGTTAACAAAACTCCTAAGTCTTGACGATGATCTTTAAATAGATCTGAACTTTTATTTAAGTAATCTACAATATCCTGAATGGTTTCTAATTCAAGATTATTCACTTGATTATACCTGTCAAAGATATAGTTAATTTCTTTATTTAGTTGTTTAAGTTCACCTTCAAGGTCATTGATAGCTTTTTCATACCTAGAGATGTCTTTATTAACCTCTTCTAGCTGGTTTTCAGCCTCTCTAATGAGTTGTTTTAATATTTTGGCATTACGACCTCTAGGAGATTTATTCTCTTCTTGTAGAGCCTTAATTAAAGCCTTCTGAATTGATATAAGATTGTTTAACTCGTCTTGATGTTTAGATAAAGTCTCTTGAACTTCTTCAGCATGACTATAATATTCGTCTAATACATCTTCTAAAGTATCTTTAAAAGCTTCTTGCTCTTCAATTCTTCCTGACAATGTATCTTCTATATCATCTATTAAGTCATTAATTGCAGATGAAGTCATATTCAATGCTTTCAACTTATCTAAATTTGACTTTAAATTAGAAGTAGAATCATCATTTGATATACTTTTAGAAACTTGACTAACAACATGTTCTTCTGTTGCTCTATCATAATCTTCATTAGATACATGAGCAGGAAGCATCAACATATTTAACTCATCTTTTGATTGAGCAGAATCAACATTGTCTATAAACTCTTGAGCCTTAGCAACAGCTTCAGGTGAAGATGCATTTTCTTCAGCTTTCTCATGACCTATGAACTTATTAAAAGCTTCTTGAATATTGTCTCCACCTTTCCAAATATCAGCAATATCTTTCTTATGTTTTTCAACTTCTAATTTTTTAGCTTGATAATCTTTATCTATATTTTTAATTAATTCATTTGATTCTAAGGCTTCTTTTGTTTTAGTAGCTCTTTCTTCTAATTTTTCATCAGTTACTAATCCTGGTTTCATTTTACTAGTAGGGAATTCAGAAGTAGGATCATATAATTCATCTACTCCAGCTTCATCATAAGCTTTTCTTCTTTTATCTTCTAGTTTTTTTAAGTCATTTTCAGCGTTTCTAAGGGCATATTTTGAGTTAAGGTAACTTGCACTAAGTCTTTCAAAGAATTGTTCCTTATGCGCCTCCGTACCATCTCTATTGTCAAGTCTAATGACGTCTCTACTAAAGTCTTGAAACCTTTCTTTTTGAGACTGTAACCATTTAGCGCTTTCTAATGTTTCTTTAACAAAGTTTTTAGAGTTATCTTTAGAGTCAGACTTAGCATCTCTTTCTACAATTTCATTGAATTGAGCATCTTGATTAAGCTTTTGTTCTAACGCTTTTAAGCCAGCCTCTCCATTATGAATAGCTGGCATTATTAAATTAAATATTGCTTGTCTCTTAATTTGATCAACAACTTCTGTATTGCCAGATTGAACAGCTAAATCGAAAAGTGCAGATTGTCTCTCTGTAAAGTTTAAATTCTTGGCAACTCTTCTTACTTCTTTGTTGTCTAAAATTCTTTCAGTAGTTTCTTCACCATTTTCATCTAACTTGTATTCAAAAGAACCGTCTTCTTTCTTTTTGTATATGTTATTTTCAAATGTAGTGTTGAAATTTAATATCTCACTATCTATGTTATCAAGAATTGCATTAGTTCTTTTTCTATTTTTAACATCTTCTTTTCTTCCTTGATAAGACATCATTGGTCCTCCAAGAACTCCTCCTAAGAATATAGCTTTCTGTCCTTCTACTGTAGATAAAGTATTGGCATACTCTTTAGTAAACTCTCCAATTAAGTCAAATGAATTAGCATCTTTCTTTCCCAATTCACCTCTCATTGCTTTGTTTACAAACATATTCTCTACAGTGGTTTGAGAACCTTCTTCCCACAAACCTTCAGATACTCCTGCTTCTCCCCATCTTAGAGCAGCTTTACCAGCTCTTTTTGCAATACCTTTAATTCCTACTTCAGCAGTTTTTTCAAACTTCTCTGCAGCTTTACCCCATATGGCCTTATGCATTATAGCATTAGGCCCTAACAAGATAGCGACGTTAGATACAAATGTGTCTCGCATTGCTAAAGCACGTTGAGCGCTAAAAGCTTTTTCTGCCTCTTCACCTATATTTTGAGATAATTCATTATATTGGTCTATGCTTATTTGACCTGATCTTCTTTGTTGATCAAGCTCTGTCATTCTTTTTTTATTGTATGTTTCTACAAATTGTGGCTTTTTAGCATCTAAATCATCACCAACACCTTTAGCCTCAGCTCCTGCTTCTAATAATGTATTTCCTGTTACAGATAATGCTGTGTCTATATTTCTACCAGTCATTCCCATAAGCTTAGCAACTTGTGTGCCTTCTTCAGCTTTACCTGCCATATTAGTTAACCATCCTAATTTCTTAGAATTAGCTGCAGATTCAACAAGTTTACTTCCTAAGCCTAACTTTTCAAATGCCATTCCAGGGGCCATCATTCCTACAAGAAATCCAAGTCCATCAGCACCATCAGTTGCCCAAAAAGCTGTGGAAGATATATTGTCCCAAAGGTTACCTTCTTTCATTGCTTTAGACGCATAAACAGGAAGTAAATCTTCATTTACATTCTTGTTTAATTTATCTACACTTTTAACCCATTCATTATTAAATATAGTGTCAAAACCTTCACCATCTTCAGCAAAAGGAGCTGCAATAGCACCAGCAATTACTCCAGGAATTTTAGCAACCTCAGCTGCAGCTTTAGCTACTGCTCTTGTAGGAAGTTTACCTAATTGCTCCCATCCAGATTGGTTCTCAGCTCGTATATCTTCATATGGATCTTCAGCGTTTAAATTAGCGAATTGATCAAGTAATGGATTTGTGCCAGGAGTTACTTCATCTTGATTAGACGAATTAATATTAACACTATGTCTTTCTGTATCAAAAGCATTAGAAGTAGCTGTTCTTAGTTTGCCTTTTTGAGATGACCATTGTTTATACGCATTTGTATTAGCAAGACTATCTAAAAACTTATCATCATAACTACTTGCTGTCTTCTTTCCTTTAGGCGGATCTATTTCACTCATCTTATTTCTTTTTAGCTTGATTCTTGGCAATTCGTATCATCAATGCTTCTCTTGCATCTGAATCTACTTCTGCTCTTTGAACTAATTCTTTAGTTGGAATATTAGCGTATTGATTTTCTATTAATGCATTAGAAACTTCTGATCCTTGAAAATTACCAGTAACTTCATTTCTACCTCCCTTATCTTTCCAGAAATCAGCTATAGCTCCAGATAAAGATTTATATCCAGCTGCTGATCCTGCATCAAAAGAGTTAGAGAATTTTTTAAGTCTAAATGTTACAGTAACAGGTTTCTCTGCTCCTCCATATTGATCGTCTTCTCCTTGAATTCCTTTTAAATCATAATCACTAGCACCTTTTCCAGTGTTAAATGTCATTGTAATCTCAGGAGTTTTACTATCTCCATATGTTTTAATATTGTTTATTTTAAATGATTTTGGATCACCATTTTTCAACAACTCTTGTATGTTAGAAACATCTTTACTATTAACATCTTTTCTATTACCACTAGGAGTTGAAATACTTGTTAAATCTAATACGTTTCCTAAACTAGGAATACCTCTTAATGTATTATAAACACCTTCATTATGTAAATTCCAAATACTTTCCTCTTTAGGATTAGTTGGCATATATGAATAGTTATGTCTAGTTGAAGAAGATTCTTTCCAAGCAGCATTTTTTATTTCAGTATATTGACCATCTATTTGCCTAAGATCATTTCTTAATTTAGCTGTTTTAATTCTTGAACTCTTACCATTAAAGGTTGGAGCATTATATTCTATTTCAGCTAAATAATCATTATCACTCATTCCAGGTTTTCTTGGAACTTTGAATTCTTCTCCAAGTTTTTTAGCTTCTTCTTGTATTTTCTTTCTCTTCATATTAAGAGCAACATATTCTTTATTCTGATTTAATTTAGAATCTGCATTTCTTCTTAATTCATTTAAGTCTTCTAATTTAGCGGCATCTGCTGCACTAAGAGCTCCTTTTGATCCAGAAAGTCTTTTGATTTCAGTAAGAGCATCTGTGTAAGTTTTGTTGTCTACAGCATTACTTTGTAATGTACTATCATTACTTATAATGGTTCCACTTCCAAAACCTTCTTCTGCTTTAGGATTTAAGGACTCTGGTATGCTAAAATTTTCTCCTCTAGTGTCTTCGCTTCCTGTAGATACCATAGAACCAAATTTACCTTTAGCTTGATTTTGTAAGTTTTGTAAATCTAGTCCAGCATGTTCTGCCCACTTACGTCCTTCTCCTTCTTTTTCAAACCATCTGGCATTAAATGCCTTAATAGCGTCATTAACTTGAGGAACATTAGTTGAAGTTGTAAGATTACCTTTTCTATCAGCAAACATCATTTTACCTGTAGTAGGGTCTTGGAACACTCTATACCCGCTATTAGCTAATGCTGTAGAGTTATGTCCTAAGATAGACTTAGCTTCCAATATATCTTTATCAAAGTCTTGCTTAGCAGGTGCTCCGTAAGCTCCTATATTAGATATTTTGTTATTACTATCAAATCCTGTATAGTTATCTTTAGCATATTTAGCCCAATTCTCTTCAGCTCTAGCTTTACCTATTCCAGATTTATCTACAGCATCTTTAATATAAGCTTCTTTTTCTTTTGCATAAATTTCTTTAGCTGTATTAATTCTACCAATCTCTCCAGTAGGAGAAACTAAATCTTGTATTTCTCTATTTAGTCCTAAGGTCTTGCCTATCATATCAGGATTAACTCCTTGAGAAGCAAGTTCTGCAGCAGTGGCGTCCATTTTACCTTCAATACCTTTCTTTAACTCAAGAGCTCTTTGATAATGAACGTCTAACGGATCTACCTTAGCTAATCCACTACGTATTGCTTCTTGCTGAGCTATTACAGCATCATGCTGCTTCCGCTTCATGGCAGGAAGCATGGCTATTTCTTCCAAAGTTAGAGGAGTGTATGCGCTAGGCGATAAATTTGTGTAACGGTTAGCCATTTGTTAAAAATTTAAAAGTTGTTTTATTAATTGTTTGCCCTCTTAAATATTGACTTAATGTAATCATTACAAAGCCATTTTCATTTGCACAATCTGCAATCGAGTCCCAAATTTTCCCAGTCTCAGTGCAAATAACTTTTTTAGCCATTCCACTATTTTTTTTAAGATTTTCTTTATGATATTCAGAATGTTTTATTCCTTTATTCCATGAAGGTTTTCCTAATTTATTTTTTGACATTTTCTTTTTAGATTTATCTGAATGTTTTAATCCAAAAGAACCTTCTCCTCCTAATGTTATATTACATAAAGTTCCGGTTCTAGAAGTTTTTCTTCCATAATAATCAATTAAAATAATCTCTAATTCTTTAGCATCTTCTAATTCCATATCTTTTTTCAATATTTCAACTAAATAATCAGGATATTTTTTAATTGTTTTAGACCAAATATCATTTCTATGTCTTCTTTCATATGGTCTTTTTATATTACCTATGCCTATATAAAAGACTTCTCCATTTGGTTTTATATGTCTATATATGCAATATCTATTTGCCATAACTTCTTCTTGTTAAAAATCCACCATATGCTGAAACGGTAACTTCTTTACCTTCTGCATTTAAATATTTGTCTCCAGCTTTAAGTGTAGGAGGAGTTTTTCCTAATGCAGCTTCTTTCATTTTAGAAATCTCTTCTGGAGTTGCAACTTTACCTGTCTTTTTATTTACAAGATAATTACCTCTTCTATCGTATCCATACATATTAGCAACTTGATCCATTCTGTCATTTTCTAATCCAATTGCTCCAATATCATTACCTATTTGAGATGTAAACTTAGATCTTTGTGAATCATAATTTGCAATATCTTTATCATAAGTTTCTCTATCATAGTCAGATTTACCTGCATTATATTGAGCAATTTGACTTTTGTATTGTTGTTCTTGCATTGCTCTGTTTATTCTAATATTCTCAAGACCTTCTTGCGTTTTAGATATAGCCTCATTTTGCTGTGCGCCTATACCTAACATTGCTGCTCTTTGTTGTGCTTGACTACCTCCCATTTGACCTAAAGCTCTATACTTATTATTGTATGCAGCATTTATATCTCTCATTGCTCTAGCTTCATCTACTTGAGGCACATTGTAAGCATCATTAAGTCTAGCAGAATATGTTCCTGTAGGTTTAGTTATTTTATCTCTTTCTATGTAGTTAGATATAGCAGGATATAATCTCATTGCTGAATTAGCTGCGCCTTTTAAATCTCCAGCATTTTCACCTAAAAATGAACTTGCATTTGGATTACTTGCATTTGCACTTATATTACCAAAATCATTTTGTAAAGTATTTCTATTTAAATATTGACTAGCTAAATCATCAGTTATGCCTTTATCTGTTAAAATACCTTCTTCGCCATATTTACCTCCTCCTAAATATTTCTTTTTAATCAATCCACCATTCTTGGCATAAGTAGGAGTAGTCTTGTCTTTATTTTGAGCTATTGTGTTTACTGCTTTCACTATATTATCATTATCATATGTTCTATAAAAATTTTCAGATTCAGCACCTGCTGCTTTAGTTCTAGCTTCAAGATCTGCTCCGTCTTTGATAACTTCTCCAGGTTTTAAACCAAGTTTAGTTCTAAATTGATGAAAGTTCCCATAAGTCTCTTCAGGAGTTTGCATGTATCTTTTTACATCTCTCTTGGCATTTTTCACCTTTTGATCATAAGGACTTCCTAAAACTTTCTGAGTTGCTGGTCCTAAGATAGAATCAACTCCCATTCCATGTGCAATCTCATGATCTACTACACCTTTACCTGCTCCTTTTTCAAATACTGTATTCTCATTTGGATATCTAGAGAATTGAGCTTGAGTTCCATCTCCAGGAGTTCCTGCGCTTATTGGCACATTTAGACCGTGAGCTATTAAAGGATTTAATACATTAGAATCCATTCCTGTATTCTGAGTAAATCTTCTTCTAGTTTCAGGATTGTTGTACCAGTTTTGAATATTATTTCTTGCAGAGATAACTTCTTGGTCGTTGCCTGTGTATGGTTTTATTTTTTCATTTAAACCAATTCTTCTAGGTTCTTTTCTAGTTCCTGAAGCAGTTGCTTGAACTATTCCAGTTGTGCTTGGTATTGCATACATTCCATATTCTTGTGGCAATGTAGGTCTAGACATTTTGTTTACACCAAGTATATCATTAGGTTTATTGTAGAAATCATTAGCATTATATTTAGGAGGATTTATATGACCACCATCTGCAAAACTATCTTTAACAGTTGAATATCTTTCTTTTAATTCTATTTTAGGATTTATTTTTCTAGCTTTTTTAGCATATTCATCAATCATTCTTTTTTCCCTGCTGCCTTGATCAATTGTTTCTGACAACATTTGAGGAACTCCTCCTGGTAATATTCCTATAATATCAGCAGGATTGTAAGATTTATTATTATTATACGAGTCATAAATACCATACATAGATCCAACATTACCTGGAAATTTTGAAAGGACACCTCTATTTAACAATTTACTTGACACTTGCAATGCGTCTGCACCTCTTTGTACTGTATTAGTATCGTCTTCTGAAGTAACTTTTCCTCCACTTGCATATTTAGAAGGCTTATGTGTAATATAACCACCCATTGCAGCTACACGTTCTTCTGCAGGACCACCTATACCTGTCCATGCACTTGAATTAGGCATACCCGCATTAACTTTATTAATCAACATATCTTGGCCTTCAGCTATATTCTTTTTAGCCTTTTGTGAACCAAAATATCCTGACGCTCCACCTATAACTGCACCTGCTGCTGCACCCCAAGGCCCAAACATCATACCAGCTGAAGCTCCTTGTACAGCTCCTGACGCTATAGCACTACCAGCCTTTGGTGAAGTATTACCAGTTTTAGCAGTATTGTATAGATCAAATGCTGTTCCAGCTGCTTTCATATAACTTCCAGCACCACTTAACATCCCTGACGTAGCATCAGCTCCGCCTGCAGCAGCTCCGGCTCCAGATCCAGTTAAACTAGTTGGCATAGCAGGAGCCTCAATAGACTGAGGCATAGATTTACTTTGATCATACATACTACTAAACATACTACCATAAGAACCTCCATTATCAAATGATTGTTGTTCTCCAGCATATTCTTCCATTCCTTCAGGAACTTCTGTATTTTCAGGAGCAACTTGCTGAGAGTTCATCTGCATAGCTTGTTCTAGTTGCTCTTGCTGAATTCTCTTTTGTTCAGCTAACTGTGTGGCTCTTTTTGTAAACGCATCTAAAGTTTCTTTATCAGCTTTACTACCAGCTTTATCTTTAAACTTACCACTAAGTTTACCCATGTATTCACCAGCAGTTACAGGAACTCTACTAGATGGTAGTCCAGCTGCTTTAATCTCTTCAGGAGACCATACTTGTCTATCTGAAAATATATACTTAGATCCTGTAGGTTTTTCTGTAGGAACGCCACTTTGATCAAGATTTACAGAAGTCTCTCCTTGCTCAACTAATGAATCTTCACCTAAAGGAATTCCTGAATGTGGGTTAGACTCATGACTTCCACCGACATTATATGTAGTAAAAGGCCCTCCATTATCATATGTCTTTCTAGGATTTAGATAATCATTATATTTGTCTTTAATGTTATTATTCTGCATTTGCTAAATATATAAAATTAGTATTATTTTTTCTAGAACCACTTAATTTTCTAGACATATTTTTTGGATTTAAATTATTTTCAATACAACATTCGCTTAAAGAATTCCATATTTTTTTGGTGTCCAAGCATATTACTTGTTTAGATGCTGGATTATCCTTTCCAGTTTTTCCATACATTCCATTTTTATCTCCTTTTTTTGCTTCAGATATATTTTTACGAACATCTATTGTTCTTTCTGGTCTTTTTTTACCTTTTCTTGATAAACTCATTTTTTCACAACACTCTTTTGATCTTTTTTTCCCTTTATTAGAATTACTTATTTTTAATCTAGACTCTTCACTTAATCTAATTGGTAAAATATCTGTTTCTGTTAAAACGCAGTTTAATCCATTTTCACTTAAAACATTGTAATAGTCTTGCCAATATCTTTCTTTAATGTTTAAATCATCAAAAATACATTCATCAATAAATTCAAAAACATGATTATCGTATCCATATTTGTATAAAGAGCTATACAATTTAGGTTGACCTTTACAACTTAAGTTTTTATAATATGAAATCCTCTTTTCATAATTAGAACTTTGTCCTATATATATCTTTCCAGATGGACTTGTTATTTTATATATCCCTATCATATTAATATATTTATACAAAAAATGGGAAGAAAGTTTTTAGCTCTCCCCCCATTGTATTTGGTTGTTTAGTAAGTTGTTCTGCAAAGATAATACATTTTTGTTTGCAAACCAAACTTTTTAGGAGTTATTTTATTATAAAATATTTGATAACGCATTAATTACACAGTATAGTACACGTTTAGTGGGTGTAAAATCAACTTATAATCAATATTACCAGGATTATTATAGGTTTGATCAAAGTCAATTTCTAATTTAATCCATGGAGCTCTTATTCTATTACGTCCTTCTCTAGGTATTAATGCATTCCAATCTCTAAACTTACGTCTAAGATTATTATTACGTCCTAATATTAAGTCCTCATATCCTGAATCTTGATAATCATTATATGCTCGTATATGAGATATTGTTTTGTCAGGAGCGTCTAACCCACTAAATGTATTATATACCTCAGATTTGAAATTGATATTATCAAATACACAATCTAAAAGTGGTTCTGGATTCACATTGAATATAACAGAAGATTTATACTTAGTTCCAAAGAACTCATTATAGTTTCCTTCATATTGTCTATACAATCTTAAGTCAGTTGGATCAATTGCTATTAATACAGATCCTTTACTTATATACATTGTAGGTAGATAATCATAGAATGATACAAATGATGCAGACTTCTCATTATAAGACAACGTAAAGTCTAGTCCATTAGGTTGATGAAATGTCATCAGTACATCATCATTGATATAATCATACCCAGAAGATATACCATCTAGCAATAAAGGATTATCTGTTTTAAGCTCATTTGCGACCACATTATTTAAAAAGAATGTATGGAGACCTTTTATATCAGATAGTGGCTCTATGCCACCTTTAAATACCTGAAACGACTGGTTTAACGTATCATAGTAGTATACACCTGAAGGCGCGACTACAACTCCCCATTTATTTAATGTTCCAGAGTTAGTTGAAGCATAACTATAGTTGTTCAGAACTTGACCTGTACCTAACTCAATTGCAAGACCATCTTGACCTTGAACTTGAACTCTAGGATTAATAGATAAGAAAGCAAATGCTTTATCTTGTAACGCATATAAGTAGTCATTGAAGCTAATCAATGCATTAATAGCTCCATATTTACCATCTAAAGTTAATACTTCATTTTGCAATATATCTGTCCAACTATCAATTATTTCTCCTGCAGACTTCTCTTTAGACGCAATTACATTAGTGTCAAATCCATCTACCTTCTTAACATTGAAATCTAACTCTCGTTTTGATATCAGGTTAGGTAATTGTGAATAAACTTTATTGTATTTATGATATTCAGCATCTAAATAATGAAATTTACTATCCCATGTTGTGAAACTTGCATCGTTTCTATTCTTCATATCTACAGTAGATTCTGAAGCAAACTCAACTATCTCTTGCCATGATGGAACACCTTGTGAGAATGTAGCAGGAGTCTTAGGAATAACTCTAAGGAATTTAAAGAAGTTTACGAATGTATCTCCAGGTGAAACGATTAAGTTTACAGGAGTTAATTCATCAAAGTTTTTAAAATCCCCTATCTCTATATATTTAGTTCTTTTCTTATCTTCCCAACTGTTACCTCCATATATATTACCTAAATATATTTGATCTCTTGGCTTTATAATTTCACCTACAATTCCTAAATTTGTTATACCTGATCCAAATGCAGCATCTGTAAATAAGTTTTCAGCTAATGGCCTGTCATACCAGTTAGTTGCTGTAGGAGTTTTATCTAATACAAATGTTATACATCTGTTATTGTCACTATTCCCTGAAATTATAGCTCTACCATATTTACCTCCTTCTGCATAATAATTATTTTTATCTGAGCGTATGTCTAGAAATGTGTTAATATACTTATACTTAGAATCACCATTGTATGACGTCACATTCTGCCCTTTAACGGTCAATTCTGGCGTCCCATATATATTATATACACTTTGTGTAGTTGATGGCTTAAACGCGTCCGTAGGAGGTGCAGGAGCCGCTAATGTAGCTGATATCGCATTGTTAATTGAGTCAACACCTACTAACATAGGAGATCCACTTACATCTCTGATTTCTGCATGTATATCTACATCGAAGACCATGTCAGCAGTTGGTACAATTTTAAAGTAATAATGATATTCTTTATAGATTCCACCAAAGTCTGGTTGATCTATTATAGGTAATGATACAACTGAGTTGCCTACACCAGTAAATGATGCTAAAACATTGTTTCCTTCAGAGTCAGCACATATAGCTGCAGTATAACTTATTGCTCCATTAGTTGGAGTTAATGTATATGTAAGTACAAATTCTCTATCATTATCAACTGCAATAAAAGTTATATCTCTATTGTTAGATTGAAATCTAATAGCTTCTGCAGGATAAGGAGGAATTGCTGGCATTGGCGGACTTGGAGGAACTGTAGACAATACAAATGGAACCAAGAATGAAACTATGTAGTTGTTTGCAGTAAATGTGTCATTAATGGAAACATTGCCATAACCTCTATACCAACTCAAAAATGCAACCCTATTTGGATCACTTCCTGCAGGATGACATATAAGACCTAAATTTGTAGGAGATTCTCCATTACCAGTTATTGTGACTTTTGTATCTGCATATGTTAAAGACAATCCATTAAGTCCTTTACCTTCGTCTATAAGCTCTTGATTCTCTTTAAATGACTTACCCCATACAGCATTATATTTATTTTCAAGACCACCTTTCATTCTAAATTGATATCCCTGACTTAATTGAATAGATTCGTTAAATACAATTTCTGGAGAGTATAGTTGATACATTGCATTATACTGGTAAAATCTACCCCTAGTATCATCGTCTCCTTGATTAGCTCTTTGAATTTCATTGTCAGTACTCATTTTCACATTACACATTTCTTGTAAGTTTTGAGAAAGTTCTAGTGGTCTTGTGTTAGACCCAAAATGTCTGCTAAAGTCATTAAAGAAAGGGCCTATATTTCTAAATAGAATGTTAGGAAGTTTTGGTATAGAGTCGGCTTTAGTTTTTAAATATGTAAGGTCAGCTGCATTTGGTAGATTGACATTTTTAGTGTTTTTGTCATTAATCATAACTGGAGTTACAAGTCCATTAGCCACAATAGTCTTATCATTAACAGTTCTTTCTGCAATTAAAACTCTATAACCTACTGGCTTATCGTATTCAGTTTCAAAGTTACTAGCGTCGTTTAGCCAAACGAAAAATTCTGGTTTGAGTGTAAATATCAAAGCATTATAAAAACCTCTTAAATTGCCCTCTCTGGCCTTGAAATCAGCTACCCAACTAGGTAGCGAGTATTGTCCAAATCCATTTACAAATTCTATTCCTAATCTATATATCTCATCATCCTTAAAGTATCTTGCATCTGCGCTATACACAGTTGTTTGATGAAGCTCATATTTTAAATACAAACCTTCTCCTCCAAACGTTATACCATTCTTTTGAAACTTATATATACTATAGTCTAGATTGACAGAATCATTCTTTTCATCTGGTCCTAGAAATGTACTTGGATTAACAACTGTAGGATCGCCTGTAAGGCCTCCTACATCTGGTGTAAGATCTCCAGGTAACCATAACTTTACATTGTCATAAACTGTAGATAATCCTCCTGCGGTAAAGCTATATGCTCTTGTATCTAAATTAACATCATAATTTCTTTCCTCATAGTTAGCTAAAAACATTCTATTGTCTTTAGAGTTAATATGTCTTGGTATAAGTATATCAGATCCAAGGAAAAGAAACTCTTCTAGTGATATTGATGTTATAACATTACCATCATCAAACACTTCTATTTCTCTAGATGAAGGAACTTCTCTGTCATCTATAATAGATATTGTAGGAGATTGATTGTATGAAGTATATTTAATTGCGTATACTTTTATATGTGTGTAGTCTTCATCTATATCTCTAATTGAAACTACTGGAGTAGATCCTACAACTTCGTTTAAAGCACCACCACCTAATGCATCTTTATCTAAAGACACTAATTGACTAAGCGGACTTAATCTAGTTTGAGATGAGTTAACTCTATATAAGTTGTAAGCATATTGTATCATACCTGCAGTATGTATACCTCCAGTAAGTATTCTAACTATAATTGGTTGTGACACATCATATTGTCCTACCATGTCAATAGTAGTTAAAGATACGTCTATTAAATTCTCTAGATCTTCGTTCTCAATAGAATGCTCTATGTTAATGAATCTCATTTGATGAACTCCATCTACCCAATATACTTTATCTATCGCTTTGTTTTCAAAGTTGTTTATAGCTTGAATAGGATAGTCTCTTTTAAATCCCATACTTCTTAAATATAGAAGAGTGATCTCATATCCAGGTTTCTCTATATCTATTTTCCAGATACAATCAAAGCCATTCTCATCAGATGTGAATAGTATTGCATAATGTCTTGTAGTAGTGTGCCCTATAATGTATTGAGGTCCTGACGAACCTGTTAAATCATCTAATTCATCTGTTGTAAATGGCAATTCTTCATCTAAGTATGTTATTTTACTATTTGTATGGTCTACTGTAACTATTGGTATGGTGTAAATAAACTTGTTGCCTTTCTCATTTGATATTGCACCTGTAGATTGAGAATCTGTTGCTACAATCCTTATGTTTTTACCTTCGAAATAGAAGTTACTTCTAAATAGAGATTGGGCAACATCTTGATTCATCCCTTGGTAATTAAATTGTGTTGCTTTATTTGCCATCTTCAAAATGTATAAATATTATCATCGGAATTTTCTAAGGCGTTCCTTCTCACCCATTTTTTTGTAAAAGTTTTCGTGCATTGTTGTATTAAGAATAAGCCTATTGATACCATTCATGATAGATTCCATTCCATCGTAGTTTGGCATTTGCAATGATGTGTAAGCTGAAGGCATGTAGAAGTATCTCTTTTGTTGTATGTATTCAAAAGCCTTGTCAGTTATTTTGCCCATCAACCATACTGGTTCTAAGTATCTTGATAATATATAGTATTCCATTGCTAGAGCCACCTTCTCATTATCAGGTATAAGTGGGAATCCATCTTCATCTGTAGCAAGACCTTTATAAGCCATCTCTATACAACCATCTCTCATAGATGTAAAGATAACTCCATTCTGAAGTTTATATGTGAACTCAGCTCTTCTATGATTTCCTCTTAAATTGAACTCAGTATCTTGTTCACCTGCATGTTCCATTGGATCAAAGTGATAGATATCCGTAGCTTCTCTCATTGCTATAAATCTAGACGCATGAGACGTTTCTGGCTCACTGGTGTCAAGATAACGTACTCCATCTACTTTAAGTATATCGCATGGAATTGGTGCCTTATAATTGACTAAATCAACTGAATAAAGCTTGTTTTCTTGTGCCGCTGGAGCTCCTAATAGTTTTAAGAATTCCATTGCATATTCTGCTGCTTCTTCATATGTTAGTTCCTCACATAATCCATGCTTCATTACTTTCCACATTATTGTACCTAATGAGGTATAATGTCCATTTGTCATTGTATTATTTATTTAGTTGTTAATATAGAAGAAACGAGTCATATTTATCTTTATCTTCATCCTTTATTCTTTTAGCTAATCTCCTTGAAAAGTATCTAGAAGATTTATAACTATAGTATTTCTTATTCATAAAAGGATATACATTCTTTTTAAATGATACTTTGAAGACATATTTAGATGTATGGTTGTTTAGATACCTAACAAGAAGCTTCTTTTCTTTAGCCTCTTCATCTTCATCCCATAGTTTGTTAGTAGCAACCCAGTCAACTGGTGTAGGATTATACAACTTACCATCTTTAATCCTAGGAACACTTTTAGTTTTCTTTATAGATAGTGTAGCTCCAACATGTGGTAAGGCATACTCTAAATTATTCTCTATAATAAGGTCAATAAGTCCTATATTAAATTTACTAACTATCTCAGAGAACTCTCCTTTAGATATCTTTATTCCAGGATTATCCTTCTTAAAGAACTTATAGTAGTCTCTCATGCCATAATGTACAGGTATCTTACCTTCTGTTCGTTTGTTCTTGCTCATCGTCTGAATCGTTTTCTCTGTCTTGAGGCGTATTAACGCTTATTGTAAGTTCTTTTATGATTTCAGCTTTAATGAAATCTATATAGTGTGGTTGTAATGGATAGTTTGTTGTATACATATCATAACACGGTTTAGCATCATCACATCCACAACATGTACTATAATCCATCAATGCCAAAGGATCTTCAAATATTCCTGTAACAGTTACGCATTCAATTAAGTTTAACTCTGCTTGTTTACCAACTATATAAATATACATATCATTATCTAAGAATGCATATACAGTATTGAATGGAGAGTACTTGCTATACACGGCTTTCTGTTTAGTTGTAAAGCTAAAAGGAACTGCTAGTCTAGTAGTCGGTTTAATGGCAATTATAGCTGATTTAAGGTGCAAATCTAATGGAGTTGGTATTTTATCTACAGTTCTTAAAATAGTCTCGCAATCGTACTCTAAACCACATTCATTGGCAGATACAACTTCAGTTGCCATACAGAGTGTTTGTGTTACAGATATATCTGTAGTATGTTGGTAATTGTTAAGATCTTGTCTTAGATATCTAGCTCTCTTTATATTATATAGATGTATAATATATCTATCGTCTATATCTCCATCATCTGAAAACTGTCTTAATTGTTCACGGACATCGTAAACGATTCTTTCTATGATCATATTTATTTAAATTAAAAAAGCTCCCCAACATTTGAGTCAAGAAGCTTTATATATTATTGGTTTGATTTATATTTTAAATAACTTGTATTTGACATATTAAAATATTGTCCAGTTTCAAGATCTTTCATTGTATGTTTAATAGTTCCTGCAGGTGTAGTAGCTACACTTATGTGTTCTAAATTACTAGTTCCACTATATGGAGAAGTTTCTTTAGACCTTTCATTCAATACTCCTGCATGATAATAAGGACCTTCATGATACATTAATTTGCAGTAAACTTTCTCAAGTAGCTCTACATCTTTATTACAATACTCAATCATCTTATTTAAAGCATCATCTGATTTTCTAAGAATAATATCATCCCATAAAGACATATCTGTTTTAATCTTATTACCAAATCCTAAGAACTCAGAAATGTAATCAAGTTTATTTGAATTGAAGTTAAACTTACGTCTACATACTTTTAATGTATCAAACTGCTTGTAATCAATCTTCATTGGAATATTGTGTAGTAATGCTCTTGTTCTAATCCAAGGTAGATCATATCCATCTCCATTATGAGCTACAATAAGATCTGCTTTATTTAGAACTTCAACAAATCTTTCTACTAATATAGCATCATCTTGTTTACTATTCCACGCAATTGAGTGAACTTTATCTTCACCTAACCATTTATATGATACACATATAATCTTACGTTCACTTATAATGTCACCTGGTTGTATAGTCATATTATAACCCACTCTCCAAGACTTTACAATATTATAAGAAGTTTCAATATCATAGAATAACACCTTAAGTTTTTCTATAGGAGAATATCCTTTTTTAAATTCTGCATTCACTTCTCTCAAAGCTGTTTTACAGTTATTTGTAGTGGTAGTAAATCCTTTATTATTTAGATGGTTTCTTAATCTCTTAGATCCTTCTTTCAAATAGCCTGGCTTATTCCTTAAAAATTCCTTAATTTCATTCAGTTCCATATGTTTATTTTTTAAGATAAATGTAAATATACGAAATATATTTAACATATGCAAATATTTGCTTACTTATTTTAACAATAAGCTGTTTCTAAAATATTACCACTAGCATCAACTCTGAAACTTTGCATTGTAGTTATACAGCTATGCCATCTATTGTCGCCACCTCCATTAAATCCAACATGTAAAGCGAAATCTGTACAAATTCTGTTTCCTACATATAAAACTCCTTCTGAATTTGGTGTAGAACAATACCACACTCCTGTTTGAGTGCTATCACAATAATGTAAAGTAGTACTTGATCCACCATGATTATATACTCCTACTCCACAAGTAGCAGAATCTGTAACATATCCATTAACTATTTTCCATAAGTAACCAGTACTTATATCTTTATACCAGTTTTGTTGTAATTCATCTTGACCAAAAGGTATCGTAAATGCGGCATCATGAAATACTTTTTTAGTAATTCCTAATTCAGGAGAAGGAGAATAACCTATTGGCATAACTTGAGTTTCTGTACAAGCTTCTACAGGATCAGAATATCCAAATCCAAATCCAGTTTGATATACTAGACATGAAAATTCAGCTAAAACCAATCCATCATCATTTACATAATATGACTTCCGTTGAGGGACAGCTTGAAACCAAGTTCCATCTCCAAACAAAGGACCTGTTAAATTGCTATTATGATATAATATTGTTGTGTTTACTACTATAGTAGGTGTGCTAGTATATAAAACCATTGTTGGCTCTAAAAATTCACAAGCTTCCCATTCACTACCTATTCCATTAACTGGAGTAAAGTCCCATTTAGTCAAACCTACTGCTACATCAATATAATTTGTACAATTACCCGCTGATTTAATTCTAACATAATTTGAAAAATCAGGAACAACTGATGAAGTATATCCTGCAACCAAAGAAGATTTAGGAACGCCTGTTGCAAAAGCAGTAGTATATCCATCTAAATTAGAATACAAATTAAAAGGACCTACGTCTGTTCCTGCAGCTGTTAATGTTATTATTGCTGTCATAGTTTAAATTTTTTTTATTAGCATAAACGCTTAAAGTCCCATTTTGTTCCTCCTGCTGGTCCTGTTACTCTTATTTTTACTGTATTATTAATATTAAAATCTGCTGTTGTGTATTTCCACCAAATAAGTTGAGTATAAAGACCTCCTGGCCAAGGTATAGTAGATCCAGTTTCTGCTCTATATTCAGCTTCTCTTGATGGAGTATTTCCACTATGAACATTACTTTCTGAACCAATAAACTGTGGTACATTTCTTGATTGACTAGTTTGTGGAATATTGTTACTAGGCTCTGTTCCCCATGAATTGTCAAAAGGTCCTGCATTTGTTCCTGTCATCCCAGATGTTGCTTTTTTAACTCCATTATGTATTATTTCTATTTTATCAGGTTCCTGATTTGGATTCATAGCAATAGTAATAAATCCTCCTCCTTGAGATAGCCCAATACTTGTATCTTGAATACCTTCTCCTCCAGAAGGAGTAACTGTATTACATCCAGCATCAACTAATGATGTCATAGTTATTGGATTACTAAACCCAGTACTACCAGTTTTAATTGCCCTGATTTGATAATTATAAGGTGTGCCTGACACTACTGCATTATCAGTATAACTTCCTGTTGAAGCGGATACTGTAGTAAGTAAGTCACCACCTTTAAAAATTTGATAAAAAGTAACACCTCTTGTTGAATTAGGCACTAAATCCCATGAAAAAGATAATGACGTATAGTTAACTGCGCCTGCAGTTAAATTGAATGAAACTAATTCAACAGGACCAACAGTTATTTGTATAGCACCTGCCAAGATACAATCATATGCAGGATTAGGTGGATAACACCACCAATCATCAGGAAGAATATATGGACCTCCTTGATTAGCTTTAAGTTTAGGTGTTGAATTAGGCACAGCTAGTGCCCATAAAGCACCCCATTCTATGTATTGTACACCAATACCAAGGCCGTTTGGGCCCATTATATCATCTGTACTTATTGGTCCGCTACAATTTAGTGCCATACTACTTAGATTCTAATGTTAATACTCTTTGTTCCAACTCTTTAATCGCTTCAACTAATACAGCAACCATTGCTTGGTAATTAACTGATTTTATTTTTTCTTCTGAATCATCAGTTTTAACCAACTCAGGAAATACTTTCTCTAAATCTTGTGCAATGAAGCCAATTTGATTTTTATCTTCATTATCAGTTCTATCAAAATTAACACCTTGAGTTTTCAATACTTTTGACAATGAGTTTTCAAGTGGCTTTATGTTTGTTTTTAGTCTAATATCTGAAGAGGCTGTTACTGTTCCATTAACACTAAGTCCGGAAGCAGTTATAATCATTCTTTGAACAGGTGTGTTCCCAACCCAAAAAGCAATTCCTTGAGCTACAGATGATAAGCCTAAACCAACACCGCTTTGTGGAAATATACAATAACCTACGCCAGATGGAGGCGCAAGTAAACCACCTCCACTAAATTGTATGTTACCAGTAAAATCAGCAATACCATCATAACTTAATCTTAGTCTTTCGCCTCCGTTAACATAAACTATAAAAGGAGCTAGACCATCTCCGTAAAGAACATTTGCGTATGGTATGCTTCCAAGCGATGTTCCTGTAGAATTATTTTTTCCAAAGTAAAAATTACCATTATCATTTCTTGTATTTATAAAAGACGTTTCTGTAGATTGATTAAAAGTAGCTCCACCATAAACTTGTAGCTTTCCTCCAATATCAGAAGTCATTCCAATTAAAACATTTCCTGATGAATTAACTCTTAATCTTTCAAGACCAGTTGTATGAATGATAAAATCATTACCGGTTACCCCTATAAATGGAGTATAAGTTGTATTTGCTGCTTCAAATAATATACCTGATAAATTTGTAGTTCCATTTGTACTAGATAACAACAAAGGTTCAGAATAAATACCTTTAATATGTAACGACCTATTTGGAGTATCAGTTCCGATACCAACATTACCACCCATTAACGCTAATGAGTTAGTGAAGTTAATATATCCAGTAGATTTAACACTATCTGTAATTCCAATTTCTGCATAGCCACCAGACGTATTACTTGCTCTTATAGAAGTAGCGCCATCAGTAGGTTTTCTTACATCAAGTTGAGCTAATGGACTATTAGTTCCAATACCAACACTTCCGTTAGAATTAATAAACATTTTATTACTACCGTTAATATTGAAATACAAAGCCCCTGTACCACCTACACTATCAATAGCTGCACCGCCTCCACCTAATGCGTTTAAACGAATAGTTGAACTATATGCACCAGCAGAACTACTAAGAGTTAATATAGCATCAGCTGTAGCATGAATATGTAAGTTAGTACTTGGTGTTATAGTTCCAATACCAACATTACCACCTAATGGATTTAAAATTAATTGTCTTGGAACATCAGAATTATCAATAACACCTTGTATAGAAGGCTCGCCACCATCAGCACCAAATACCAGTCCTCTATTTGTAGAAGTTGAACTTACTTTAAACCCTAGGTTACTAGTTGTTGATACGTGAAGTTTGTAAAAAGGTGAATTTGTTCCAATCCCAACATTGGCTCCGTCATCGTACATTACTCCAGTACCTAAATTTGAAGCTGATCCCCATTTTGCTATATAATTTGGTGACCCAGAACCTGAAGGTTTAGAATTCCAAATTCCTATGTCTGTTGTAGTAACATGTTGAAATGCAACATTATCATTCTTTCCTGTTAAAGCATCATGAGCAGTTACTCCTACAGAAGAACTTGAAGATGTTGCTGTTATTGGTCTAAAATAGAAATCATTTGGATCTCCTAATAGCGAACCATTTGCTGGGGTACCAGCTCTTAAATAGAATGTACCTAAAGCTATACTGTCTCCTGCAGGTAATACATCTGCAAATACTGTTGACGTTAAACCAGCTATTGCATCATCTCTATTTGCAAAGATTGCGTTTACTCCAAATGCAGGAGCATTACTTGTAGAAGCTTTGGTTTGTATAACCATTGTTCCAGTTACAGTGACAAGTAATTTATATACTTGGTAATTAGTATTTGCAACGGCTCCTGCTCCTACAGTACCTCCAGCATTATACCATTGTGTTGGATTGATAACTGTTGATAAAGCAATACTAGTTGCTAATGAAGATAAGTTTGGCAATGCAAATAAGAACTGCATTGGAGTAGGATTAACTGTGTCTGCAATAGTTAAATAGTTTGGGTCTAATTTGTTGTTAGCATAGTTAATTGAATTCTTACTAAAAGTAACTCCTCTGTTCCCAAATGATATAGATGCTGCTCCAGATGGAACTATTGTTCCTGAAGAAAGGACAAGTCTGTCTCTATTGTTGACTCTATTATTAGCTAAATCAGGAAAGTATTTAAACGAAACAATGCTATAAACTCCTGCTGTATTTGCAACAATCATACGAGCTAGATAACAAGTATCTTGGTCATAAACTTTAGAACCTTGAAATACTGCATTGCCTAACTTGTTTATCCCTACATAGAATACACCTCTTGTATTAACAGCTAAAGGAGTATTAGTAGCATTAACTACAAATGATTTATTCCCAAAACTTAATAAAAAGTTTGCTATTTTATTTGCAGGAGTATCAACTACTATCTCATTAATGAAAAGTATATTGTCAACTGCAGTTATATTTAATGTATCAGCAGGAGATATAGATAATACAGATACATCTGTATCTGGTCTACTTCTACCTGTTTGATATAAGTTTTTAAAATCTGTCTTATCAGTCTTAACTAAAGCTATTAATGAAGTCTCAGTTTGATCTAATTGAGTCTGAACATTTGATCCTGTAAGATAATCTACATGAGGAGTTGCTGGTACTTGTAATGCTGTTGTATTATGAGGATTAGACATATTTGCAATATGTGCATCCAATACAGATTTATCTCCTTTTAAAAGTAATCCTTCATGCACAGCTTCTCCACTAGGAGCATGTGTTGTATCTCCATCAGTAATTGTTTGCGTAATAATAGCACTACCTCCTAAATCAGTCCAATTCAAAGCATTGGTCCAGTTTGGATCAGTAACATCTAATCCATCAAATCTTGCAGTAGTTCCTGATTGAGATACAATGTGTCCAATAGTTCTTTTGTTAATTGGAATAGTATTTCTTTCGCTTATAGATGAAACTGCAAGAGCTCCACCTTTAAGTGAACTAGAATTCATTAAAGGATTTGCTGTGTTGTTATGTTCGAGTATGTCTGGATAAAAAATTGCCATGTTATGTAATTGCTAAAGTTGTACCTGATGCAAACGCTTTGTCTGAATTAGATTTATAAACTGTCATATTTAAAACCACTCCTTTAGAGTTGGTATAACTGAAACTTCCAATATTAGTGAAAGCTGATAACACTGATAATGCTCCGTTCATTATTATGTTGGATAGATTACCATATGTGCTTGCATAAGCGATATAAGTAAAGTTTCCTGTAACATCATTATATGCTCCTGCTGTATAGTTTGCTGCTTTACCTCCAACTAAAACTGATTGTTGTAATGCATTTATAACACTAGCTACTTGAGCAGGCGTAGAAGCGCCAGTCAATACAGTGTTTGATGCTCCAAAAAAATGTCTAAAGAACCATGTTCTTGTTGTAGATACACTTGATATAGGAACGTTGTTATCATCTGTACCAGATATAGTCCATGTTTTAGTTACAGAAGAATTGCTTGTCGAAGGAGCAGATCCTAAGTATGGAGAAGTTTCTGCCATAATACTTCTGTTATATCCATCTCCAGTTATGAATCTATTTTTAGGTTGATTACCTAAACTGTCATTTACAGCTGTATATGTTATAGACAAACTATTAAGTATCTCTCCAACTTCTATTGGATTAGAGTTAGGAGCAGCTGTTAATGTAATGCCTGTGTACGCAGGCTTAACATACTCAAGAGCAATGTCTTTGAATAATTCAATAATAGTCATTCCTGTTGAATGAATAGTTGTTACACCTTCATATTTACCTAAAGTTTTTCCTGCAGATAATACAACAGGTATATCTTCAGTAAATGTAGATCCAACTTGTATTTTCTCAAAATCTCCAGGAGATAGTAATCCAGCATTAATGCTATTAGCTAAAGGAATAGTCGCGTCTTCTCCTCCTGTATTGGTAACTATACCATCTATAGGGGAAGCTATGTATCCAAGATCTATAAACGTTAATCCTGAATTTGATAATATATTTACTACTTTAGCGCACATTATATTGTCTCTATTATGTATTGAACATATACTTTTGAATTAGCTTTAACTGTAAATGTGTAAACTGTTTGATTTAAGGTAGACACTTCTAAATTAAGACTTGATCCTGCTGGAAATGTAACATTATCTACTCCTACTTGTTTATATATTCCACCTTCCATTACATTGATTGATATAGAGTGAAATGTGTTTACTGGATAGGATACAACTAAGTCTGCTAATGGTTCGAATATCTCATCAACAACAGTACTATAATCTGCTCCACCATTTGCACAAGAACTTACAGCAGCAACTAAATCTACTAATTTTCTTAAATCTGAATTCTTTATTTTATTACAATCTTGAAAGGCTATAAGTAATTCATTTATTACTTGGTCGATTTCATTACACTCTATAACCATCTTGTTTTATTTTAAATTATTTATTTTATATCTGTACAACTTCTAAATGAATTTTTAAGTTCTGAGCTCCAGTAGAACTCTCTCTTAGTCCAAAGTCAAATTGTGTTGCAGTTATTACTTTTAGAACTCCTTGTAATACTCTACTATCTGCATCATAAGGAGATGCCGCTAAAGTTTCTACACATTGTCTAAAGAAGTAACTTGTATTAGTCATAGAATTAGCTACAGTACATCTAACTACAGTCAATCCAGCTACATCATTAAACGTAACTTCTGCAACAGTTATATCTCCAAATACAGGCAAAAACGTTCCTACAGGTGTGCTTCCTAAATTCAATCCACTAAATCCACCAACATTAAATACTTTGTTTACTGGACTAGTACCTGGAATTCCTTGTGGACCTATAGGTCCTTGTGGACCAGTAGCTCCTTGAGGCCCAGTTGCGCCAGTATTACCAGTATCTCCTTTTGGTCCAGTCGCTCCAGATCCTGCAGGTCCAGTTGGCCCTGTTGGTCCTTGAATACCTTGAGGCCCTTGAGCGCCTGTTGGTCCAGTTTGAGATGGAAAGAAATTGAATATTCTATTAGAATAGTCTATACCAAAAGAAGTTACTCCATCAGGATATGTAAAGTTAGTTGAACGTAGCCCTACTTCAGCACCTACAACTTCTCTCCATTCCCATCTAGATTTCTCTTCTATACATAGCACAACTAATCCTTCAGGATATACATATGCTAAATTATCATTAACACCTAAATCTTTAAGTGCTGCTTCGCTTAATGAATACTCTTTTACACTCAGTGGTATTTGGTTCTGTGTTCTTAAGCCTAAAGGTATATTTGCGTAATCCATTATATTTGTTTTATTTTAAATTTCATAGTTCCAATAGAGTATAAATTATTACCAATAAATATTCTAGTTTTTAGTTCGTCATTATAATGAGATTGAAATCCTTCAGTTACATTATTTCCAAGAACATCATATATTTCGTATTCAGTATCTTCTTCTGAGCAGTTCAATGCGAATGCAATTAAACCTATATCTTCATATACTATATCAATACCTTCAGCAAATACTTCTCTAGTTGCAGCATCTTTTGTTTCTAAGTAAGTGCCTGAAGCAACTAAATCAAGAATGTTTTGATAGGTGATACCTAGAGACTCTTGCCAATATACTACAGAAGGAACTGGAAGAACAACAACTTGTTCATTCTTGTCTGCTACAACAAACTTAGTATCTAAATTAACTGGGAATCCAGTAACTGTTTTTACTTTGCATATATATTTAGAATTATTATACAAAGTTATGTATAAGCATTCTAGTTGTTTTCTTTGTTTATTAGAGATAGTGACATTGCATTCATTTAAAAGATTGAATATTAAGTTTAATACATATAAATCTTCTGATTCAAGTTTTCCGTTTAGTCTTGCTTGATTGTGTAGTTTTTTTAATGAAGCATTCAGAACTAACGCATGGTTGTTTTCTGTTATTTCTATCATTACTCTATCTGTTTAAATCCGCCACATGTAGTGCATTTACTTGACTCACATGACACGCAATTATTATTTAGACTACAAAGCTTCTTCAGCATATTTATGTTGTTCATAGCGTCTGAATAGAAGCCTAATTCTATACTTTTAAGTGTTGCATCAATTAGTAATCCTACTTGAATTACTAAATTTGAATTTAAATTTGGTTGATAGTTTGTACAGTTAGCTGTATTAGCTTTCATAAATTCATTCAACAAACATATGTAGTAATCGTATAAGTTATAAGTAATGGCCAATGCAGGAGAACCACATGTAGAACAGTTTTCTTCTGGAACATTATCAGTTATTTCAACGAACCATAAGTCCTTGAAAAAGTCAGTTGATAACTCTGTATTCGTATATATAAGAACTTCTTTATTGTTAGTTCCTACAATTTTGTAAGAACCATCTATAGCTAGAGAATAGTCTTTAAAGGTATTCATGTTCCAGAATTTTATAGATACAATTTGATAACCTACTAATGTTTCTACATCTAAGGCTATTTGACTACCATCTTCTATTATTGAAAAGTTATTTACAATTATTGCCATTTATATATTTTTTAGTCAAAAAAAAAGGAGAGGAAAAATATCCTCCCCTTAATTTCATTAGGTTATTGTTATTACGGTGTTGGTGTTACAGGTACTGGAATTCTTCCATCAACTGCAGTAGCAATTTCTGCCAATATTAAGTCAGCAACTGTAGAAGAAATTCCATCAGGAGTTTCAGCAAAAATTGTCAATACTTTGTATTGTCTTTCAACACTAGTCTCTTTACGCGGCATGTAGTAAATGATATTGATAGTATCATAAAATGCAGCCTTGTCTGCGTAATAAGGAGTATCAAAGTTTGCAGGATAACCTACTTCTCTTGCAGGATCATACTTGTATCCTTTAACGAACCATTCGTAGTTAACTGCTTGTTTACCAGTTCCATTTCCAGGATTAGGTTGAACAGTAGTAGCTACTGTAAGTAATCCTAAGTTAACTGCAAGAGCAGTCAAACTATAAGCATTACTAAATGATTTCCCAAGCGCACTAAATTCAATTTGTTTTCCGATAATTTTACCAGGAACAACGTCTTGATATTTACCAGTAACAGTGAATTGTGCTGCACCTACTGTTGCTACTACAAACTCAGAGTTTCCTCTTTTAATTAAATTTTGATTCAAAGATAGAACTAGTCCATCACGAATTGTAGTAGTAGTGTCTCCAGCTCCTGACACATAAAATCCTTGGATAACTGCAAAGTTTTCAGGAGACAATGATCCACCATCATTATATAAAACAATCTCTGCTTCATATGTAACTTCTGGTGTTGCTGTAACAACTGTATAGGTTACTTGCTTTTGTACTTCAGCCACATAGTTATGTGCTGTAACTTTTTCTATATACTGTGAATAGATAGTATCTGAGAATTCAAAATTTAAATTCTTTACAGGATCACCTGCGGTTCCCTGATAAAATTTAATAGTAGAATTTGCAGTTACTGGAGATCCAGATGCAGAAAAGGCTTGAATATATCCAGGTAAGGCGTTAATTAAAAAGGCCTGTAAGTTTACGGCTCCAGCATATGTATCCCCAATTATAACTTCGCCAACTTGATTTGGTCCAAACATAATTTATTTTGTTTTAATTTTATTATTATTACTCATTTCTTTGATCGAGTTGAATCTTTGATTCAAGGTTCGAAGGTTTATAATCTCTTAAGGCCAGTTCTACTGCCCTGTCTAAAATTTCTCTATGAATTTCTTCATTGAGTTCACATGGAGTTTCTGCAGTTATATTATCAATTGAAAGTCCTTCATCTGGGAATGCCGCTTCTAGATCTGTTAAAACTATTGGCATTGGATACTTTATGTATCTGACCTTATACTCTACAATATTGTAAGGACTTATTAATTCAACAACTTTTTTGTTACTTAATTCAGAATAGTCCATTCTCCAAACATGTTCTTGATCAGGTCTTTTAAATGGGTTTTTAATATTCGTATTAAATTCATCATGTGTTTTAGGATATACATCAATGTATTTCCCATTCAAACAATCGTCAGTAGATACTTTTGCTAGCTCTTGCACAATTACAAATACATTATTTGGTATTCCGAAAAACTGTGATTCTGGTACTATACCTAGTGTGCTGATAAGCTTATCAATAGATGCATAGGCAACCAATAACTCTCTTAGATCATTTCTTCTTTTTTCTGAATTTTCAAATCCGTCTCTATATTTATTTCCTAAAGGATTATAATAGTTCTTTACTAACTCTAATTGCGCTTTAGTTAAGAATACACTAATCTCATAGTCATCTAGGCCTGGAGCACTATTAGTCGCAATCGCATTATAATGAATAAGAAACTCATTTTTTAACTCAGAATTTGTCATATTTATTTAGCGTTTAAAATTTTAGCTTCTATAAAGCCTCTAACGTCTTGATGCTTTGGATTATCTAAATAATTAATGGCATTATCAAATGTAGCAACTTGACTATTTTCACATAAATCTAATCCATCTTCAGTTTTGTATTTGTTACCATGTTTGATAATAATACCTTTCTCTTCAGCTGTATGTAGTAATAATTTAGTTTCAAATTTAGTGTCATTCAACAATGCAATAAATCCTGCTGGTTTAGTATCAATAAATTCTTCAACTTTAGTTTGTAACCATTTTAAAGGCGATTCTTTTGATATAGGTTTGTTTGTTAACAATTTCAATATACCAACAAGCTTTTCTCTATCATCCTCGATTTTACCATAAAGTTTAAAAGCATTTTTCTTATTGTCATAACCAACTTTCTTTTCAGTTATTTCTTCATCTGGTGTAGTTATTACAAAACGATATGTTTGTTTGTCATTTCTCTCTGCCCATGATTGAGCAATATCATCTTTCAAGAACAACATAATCTTATAAGATATGTAATCCAGTGGATTACCTAGATTAAATCTATTGTCATCTTTATATAAAGATACGAAATGTTCATTCCAGAACTCTCCATAAACAGACAAGTCTAACCCTGTTAACTCTTCGATTGCGGCTTTCTCTTCTTTAGTAAGAACATTTGCAATTGAACCATTTCTTAACAGAGGTGCTTGATATTTATTTACAGCTCCTTCTAACATACCACCTGCAATAACGTGATCATCATTCACGCTAGATGCCATTCCTTGTCGTCTTTTAATAAACTTAACTACAATCTCTTTTTGAGGTAATTCAAATTTATCTAAGACTTCTTCTTTTGCTTCTCTTCCCATTTTCTCCCTATTTAAGAAAAGGGGAATTGCTTCCCCTAATCAATTTATTATTATCCTAAAATTGTTGGTTTCAATGTAAGAGTTCTTGATGGATCTTTTACCATTGCACCTGTACCACACATTGCTGTCATAGTAGCAGAATCTTCCATTAATTGCATAATTCCACCTCTACGTCCAGAGAATGGATCTCTAATACCCGCCATGTACCCACGTAACTCATCGTCACCACGTACTTTAATTTTCTGGATATTAGGTTCTTCCATTGAGCCGATATACAAGATGTCATATCTGTAAGATTCAGCTACACCTCCGTCTGGGTGAAGGATTTTATTACGAACTTTATCATCATACATTGGATCAACTTCCAACATTACGTGAATGTTATTAGGAGCTCTCCATTCTACGAATTGGAACCCTGCAATAAATGCGTTATCGTTAAATTTAGAAGAAACTTTTCCGATTGCATTTTGATTTGTGTTATCGAACAATTCTTTCCAACCAGATGCTGCTTGTGTTGCTGCTCTATTGAATTGAGCTGCTCCACGTTCTCCAGTTCTCATCATGAACTTTCTTTCACTGAAATCTAACTTACCTTCTGACAACTCAGACAATACATCTTCTAAAAGACGAATTGTAAATTTGTTGTAAGAGATAGTGTTAGATACCTCCATTTGTTCACGAATTCCAGAACCTGCTTTAATCTCGATATTAGAATTACCTTTGTTCAAGTAACGTCCTTTTTCATCACGGTTAGTTCTACCAAACATAATAGTACGTGATTTAATTCTTGAGAATGCTTTTTCAAACTGCCAATATACTTCTTGCATCCAAGTAGTAGATTTGTGAACTTTTCCTGTATTAGGATTACGTGTCTCAATACCTGCAAAATATACAGGCTCTACTTTACAATCAATCATTGCTCCAGACACTTTATGTTCCATACGTAATGTAGAAACTGAGTTTCTCATTAAGTAAGGAGAAGTGAACTGGATTCCAGCACCTTGAATAGACAACTCGTCTTCAGCATAAGCAGACTCGATAGAGAATCTGTTACCTGGAGTGAACTCGTCAAATGGAATACCTGCTAAGGATTCTTGACCACCCCACACTTCACAGGTATATGTATAACTAGTTCCGTTTTCATATGGCTCTTCTAAAATTCTTACCTGATAAGTGTCAGGTCTTGGACCTGCAATTACATGCATTTTAGTAAACCATTTTTCAGCGAAAGTCAATTGGAATTGAGTACGACCAGCACCTACATTCCCTGTTATAACATTTACACCATCAACTTGTGCGTAGCCAGCGATAGGGATGTTTCTCTCATCACTACCAACTACTTTCCATACAAAATCATCTGCTGTATTTAATACTTTCTCAGGGAACAAAGACAAGGTTGTGTCAAGGTTTTTCATCCCTGAGTTTTGTAGCAATACAGTTGTCAATGGAGAAATCAATTGTGGTTGTGTACCAAAAATTGCTCCAATGTGATTTTTTAATGTAAGGCCAGACCATGCCTTGCCTTTAATCATTACAAACTTGCCTAAACTCATTTAATTTTAATTTTAATTTATTATTTATTTATAACACTAATTCAGAACCAAAGGAACCTCCGTAACTATTAGGATCAGTCATAAAGTCTGGCGTTTTACCATCACCTTCAAAACTAGTCTTACGTAAAGCTTTCTCTAAATTCTTCGTTGCCTTAGATGTAACAGTGGTTTGAAACTTACCTAAATCAGTAAATCCATTAGTCAGCTCATAAAAGTAATACATCTTAGTATCAAATTTAATTGGATCTAATGAACGTTCTTTCATTAACTTATTCTCAAGTTCACCTGTATTTGGATTCTTACTTACAATCTCAGTCATACTCTTATATACAGCAGTCTGCATTGCTTTAGTGTTAGGAATCCCCTTAACTATTTCAGGAGAGTCAAAGATATAACCTTTGATAGCCTTGTCGATTTGTTCTTGCTCTAGTCTAGCATCTTTAATAGATTGCTCATAACGAGATCTTTCGTACTCCTCTTGTCGTCTTTCAAATTCTTTTAAACTCTCTCTAGATTCAAGTGCGTCCTCTACTATAGTATCTTCACCTAAATCAATTGTTTTCTTAAGTATCTTTCTTGCTCTATCTTCAGATAGACCTTGGTTCATTGCGTCTCTAAATATAATCTCTTTAGCTACTTCTAGATTGTTTCTAAGGAAATCCTCATCTATACTATCTAACTCCATTACATTTCTTCGAGACTCTGCAATCTTACTTACATCAAGGTTATCTAGATATTCATTTAATCTATTCTGAGCCTGAATATCAATCTCTTGTTTAACAACTCCAACTAAATCGTCAGGTGTTAATATTTTATCAGAAGACTCTAGTGAAGGAATAATTCCTTGTTCAAAAAGAACATTGGCTAGGGAAGAATAAAGGTTGGGAGAAGATTCATCGCCTGAATCATCCTCTTCACTATCATCGCCTTCTTCCCCATCTACGTTCTCCGGATTTTCCTCCTCGACAGGTTCATTATCATTAATTATATCATCGTCTTGTTCTTCGACATCATCGTCAAAGCCGTCGTAACTTAGTTCCATACCAGAACCAAATATTGACATTAAATCGTCATTCTCTTCCATAATTCTCCCATTTATTATAAAGTTAGCAAATATAACATAAAACTATTTTTTTTCCAAACAAAATCACAAATATTTTGATAAATTTGATATTAAGTAATAGCTTTTATTTAGTTGTGGTTTTCTTCTTGATTCTAGATATGGAGTTAGATTCTTTTTTAAGCACTACATCGTCTGCATGTTTCTTCATGTCATTGTCTAATGCTTTCATTTTAAGAATGTAATCATCTCTTCTTTTTTGAACATCTAAATCAAACTTGTCTCTAGCAAGAGGATCTTCAATACCATCTTCGGCTTCAACTTCACCATCACCTACTGAAGCACTAAGTTCAGCTATATAACGTTTAGTATCATTATCTCTTTGATTAAGCATATCTTCTTGTTGCATTTTTTTATTCTCTAGATCAGCTTGTTGAGCCATTGCAGCTTGTTGGTCTTTAGATTGTTGTTGAGAAGCTTCTTGTGCTCTTTGATGTTGCAACTCTTCTGCTTCCTCTAATCTTCTTCTCATGTCCATTAATGAAGGGCTAAAGTAAATATCCATAATAGTAGACATGCTTCCGCCATTTTGAACGAATGCTTGTGCGCTTTGCTTAATGAATTGTTCAAGCTCTTGTGTTTTACTAGAATTGGTACAAACTATCCCATAGTCATTTTCAGAGAACTCATCTCCTTCTAAATTAAGAATTTGAATAGACTGATCATCTAGAATGTATTGGACTTTCTTATTGTTACCTTTCAATGCTATCTTAGCTGTCTCAAGGAATGTTTCAAGTACTCTTAACTTACACTCTTCATGTAACATAAACCAATACTCTGTAATATGGCTAGACTGATTAACAGATCTTTCTACACCACCTACAGTCTCTCTATTACTAATTTGACCTTGACGTTGCGCTGTAACACCAGCAATCTCACCCATCTCCATTTTAATAAACTCAAGCAATTGAATGTGTTGTTGAATGTAAGAACCTGTCTCCATATCTATTACACGTCCACCTTGAGTATTCATAGAACCAGCAAGCTTACCTGTAGCGGCACCTTGATTTCCCTCTTTAAACGAGTCGATCACAGCAATCTTATTTACGACTGCGAAGTGCATCCATTTATCAATCTCCCAGTTCTCAGGTACCTTAGCGATGTCTAATTCAAAGATCTTACCGTAGTTAGAAGCAATAGCCTTATTAAGTCTATCCCAAATAACATCATACATGTATTGGTAATTCTTACATCTATCTACTAGAGATACTGCTTTAGATTGATTAGTATTGTAAATCTGTCCTACAATCCCAGGACTACATATTGATGGATTGTTTATTCTATTATATTGAACTTTACGTGGTTTAACATTTAGATAAATATCTTTACCTATCTTAACACCTTCCCACCATTCATTCACCCATAGCTTCTCAACTTCTTCTCCTAATGTTGGATCTGGTATATATTCTTCTGATGCAATTTTAGATTGCTCATTACCATACTCATCATAGAATTTAACTTTCTTAATCTGTTTAATTGATTTCCAGAACACTTTTAATACACGTATGTTGCCTGTATCATCTGTATAGTTAGATCCAAAGAAGTGACCATTAAGTTCAGCTAAGTTAAAGATTGTGTCATACATTCCTTCTACGCCAGTATTCAATGCATCACGTAACAATACGTGGTTGTTCTGATCATCTGAATAACTTCCTTTAGATGAAGTTGTAGAATACTCTAAGATATAATCTATATCCTCAGGTTTCAATTCATCATGATAGTTATCTATAATCTTATTAGGAGACCAGTGATCTTGTATAATAATAATAGAAGAGTCTTCTATTCTGTCTGAATTACCTGATCTAACTGAGTGAACCTTAAGTGGATTAAGTTTAATAAGAACAGGTTCGTCTTGAACTATATCACATTGATAGATCTCTTCAGCAAAGATTAAAGCATCTTTAAATCCATCATTAAATGTTCTTGCGAATCGTTGTTCTTGGTAATAGTGTCTTATAATTTGATTTGCTGTCTTCTCTCTAATGTCTTGCCAAGTATACTTCATATGCTTACCAAGTTCTTCCATCTTAGCCTTTAACTCATCATCTTGATAGTTGGCTTCAAAGAACTCTTGCATCCTTTGTAAGAGAAAAGCTTTCTTGTCTTCCTCTTTCTTAGATATAGCATCTGGATTTGTAACTACAAAAGACCAATCAAATCTTCTTTTAATTTCCTCACCTACTAATAGATCTATCTTAGGTACTAATATAGGATTGTGAGGCAAATTATCTGGTACGAAACTAGCATCTATCTGATGTGGATTAACCACATTAGTTAAATCTCTAATGTCAACAATACCATTATATAAATTAAGGTTTATAATTTTGTTTTGCAAACTCTTTCTAACCCTTTCATTATTGTAGAATGAGTGTCTGTCTGCATAGTCAATGTTACTGATCCTCCATTCCTTAGTCTTCTCCTTGTAAGGAAGACGCTGTCTAGGCATTATCAGACTATTAATCATTGGTACTGGCATATCAATAAATTTATTTAATTAATTTAACCCGCAAATATAATACATTTTTCTTCTAAATGCAAACTATTATTGGGTTATTATCAAAATGTTAATATTAAGTAATAGCTATTATTTAAAATTCCTGCTAAAGAAAGGATCTTCTGATATCTTCTTAATGCGTTTATGTTCATTACTTTTAGCAGAATTAGTTCTTTTAACTCTATCCTCTCTAAGTATAAATAACATACCTGCAGAAGACACCCTATCGAAGTTACCATCTGAGTTCCAGGCAATACATTCTTCTAAGTAAGGAATAGTTCTAATAAGGTGTAAATTAAGTCTTTGATCTTCTTCATCTCCTTCGTTGTGTCTTTTTAACATAAATTGAGCTTGCAACAGTCTACCCCACTTGTTAACTTCTTTGTTAGCATGTGTACCTTTAGCCTTATTTCCATATAGATTAGTTGCTTTAACCATATCCATATCTTTAAGAATTTGAGGAACATCCGCTAAATAGTGTAAACAATTACGAGCATCAAAATAACTAAACAATCCTTTTAAATTAGATTCATAGTTAGCTTCACCATTATAAAACTTCAATACACGTAAGGCTGTTTCATATGCATCATTAGCAAGTCTAGGTCTACCAGTATACTCACAAACTATACGATCTGTGAATGTATCAAATCCGATAATACTAAATAAAGAAGTACCGGTATCAGCATCAATAGGGTCAATTCCAAATATATATCTACCCCTTGTAACCACCCCTTCATTATTCTTCTTAGGCATCTCAAATATCTCAAGACATCCAGTTCTATCTGTATCTGAACTATCATAAGCTCTTAAAGGAAACTTATCTGTAGGCTTCCATTCAACATCTCCAGTAGTTCCATACACTAGTTCTCCAATATAATGCTCTGCAAGAAAAGCCTCTTTACGAGGTCCAATTGATTCAAGGTAGTCTTTTATATCAGCAACAGGAAACACTGTCCCCTCTGTACGCATAATAGCCTCCTGAGGCGTGATAGGTTCCTCTGCCTTTCTCTGAGTAATAGCAGAAGCATCTGATGAACTATATTTAATAGTATGACGTTCCATTAATAATTCAAGTATAGCCTTGATAATATCTGGCTCGCCTGTCTTAATATCATAACATCCATTTCTATTTAAATATGCTCCCCAAAAGAATCCACATTCAGTTTCTCCATGAGCTCCTTTATCATATACATTAGGCAGTCCATATATATTATATGCTGCAGGTCTATAGAACAGCTTTTCAGAACCTGAGAATGAAGCACCTTCAACACCTCCAGTTCCACCTGCTAACATAAATCCTGTATTCACACTACCATCCTGTACTGCTTTCAAGTTAACGTTCCAAGCTTTCTCTAGATTAGGAAACAAACCATCTTCTTCATAATGAATTAATGGTCCTCTAATACCTCTAGCTTTATCTGGGTTATCCTTCATTGATATACAGAATACAGACGATAGGAGCCCTTTACGTGAACCATATTCATCTTTGTATCCTAACTGTACGTTCATCTCTTTTGTTGCATCTATCGTACGCATACGAGGCAATGGAGTGTGTTCAGCTATCCAGTCAAGACAGTCAAGTACCTTACCCCATATACCCTTATCACCAGAAAGGAAACCTTTATCTGATGCAAGGTGGAAGTTAGGATTACCTGATCCAGGAAACACATACATGTTCCTAGGAGACTCAGATGCATTCTTGAAACTAAATCCAATACCCCTTGTCTTAAGTATCTTACCATGTTTACCTAGGCGCTTTGCTCTTGCTGTATAGTGATAGTATAGATAATCTCCTAACCATGTCTTAGCAAAGTCTTTAACACGCTCTCCTTGTGAACGTTCTTCTTTCTTACCTTGAGCAATAACCTTAGCTAACCATATAGGACTATAGTTCCAATAGAAATACAGCTCTCCTGGAATCCATTCTCCATCTTCACGTACCATTCCATACTTCCAACGTTTAAGTTCTTCTCTCCAGAATTCAGCATATTCAGATTTAGGATTACTATTTGGCGCTATATTTGTATACTTACCATTACGCTTAAAGAACAATGATCGTTCTCTAAAGTAATCCATGTTCTCAAGTATATGAGGATTAGTTATATCTACAAGTTTGCGTCCATCATCATACATTGTATCTACAGGTCTATCTTTAACAAACCCACGTATATGTTCAGGAGCAATAAGGTTCTTTAAGAACTTTACTGTAGCTAAATACTCTAATAGATTATCCCATACTTCTTTAGGTACTGAATTCTGAAGTTCTTCTGTTATAGGTGTTTGATATCTGTTTAATTCCATACGCTTGGATTAAGTACTATACAGTCTGTAGATAGTACAGTTTTAGCTACTGACGCTGCATTCTCTAATGCACACCTAGTAACCTTTAATGGATCTATAATGTTATTTAAAAACATATTCTTACTTGTATTAATCTTAGTTCCATTTGCAGCAATCATTCTAAATGGAGAAGTAAGCGACTCTGTTATTTGAAACTCTGGAGTGTTTTCTAAATAATCACCAAAGAATAGTTCTAAAGATTTGTACAAAGCAACCCCTCCACCTTCCACAATACCTTCTTCTAATGCACATGCCACTGCAAGTACTGCATCATCATATCTATCTTTGCGTTCTTTCATTTCAATCTCAGACTTACCGCCTACACGTATTAGTGTAGCCTTGGCTGTAAGGTTTTCAATTCTTTTATTTAGAAGGTTCTTGTCGTAGTCAGACAAGTCAGGCAAGTCAGACAATCCTTTAATACCATTTACTATCTCATCTACGTTTATATCTTCATGTTTTACAAGTAAAGAATGATTCTTTGTAATTGTACAAGACTCCAGCTTGCCTAAACAGTTCGAATGAGCTGCTTTTCCTTGCGCTAGAGACACGATCTCTGCTCCAGTGAAGTCTGATATATCTCGAAGAAAATCTTTCCTTACAGGGCCAAATCCAGGAGTCTTAATTACACACAGATTTATGTTGCCTGACATTACATTTGTCTCTAACTTACGCATCTCTTTCTCAGACACATGTTCTGCAATGATAAGTAATGATTCATCTACAATAGATATCTTTGTCAGAATAGTCTTAAGTAGGTTCAGGTCTTCAATCTTACCATCAACAATCAATACGTGTGGATTACTAAACTCACATGTTTCTTTAGGAGTGTTTGCAAACCTTTTAGAGAAGAACGACACATCCAATTTCATACCACTAATTTCCTCAATAGCATCTTCCAGACTATTAGACTCTTCTACTTTAACTATAGAAGAAAAATTATAAGCCTGTTGAATAATATTACCAATCTGTATATCGTTATTAGCAGATATACTAGCAACATATTTAATGTCTTCACGTTTTAATTCTCTTGAATTATCTTTTAAGTGTTGTAATACTTTAGGAATTATATCTTCAAAGGCTTTGTTAATCTCAAGTGAGTTGTAGCCTTTAAGGTTTTGTATAAATGCATTTGCCAATACTATTGCTGTAGTAGTTCCATCACCTGCTTGATCTACTGTTCGTTCTGCGACCTCTTTGACAAGGATCGCACCAAGCTGCTCAATTGGATCTTTAAAGTTAATTGCTCTAGCAACTGACACTCCATCTTTTGTAACTCGTGGTTGTCCGTACTCATCACATATAATGACAGTTCTCCCACTTGGTCCCATTGTAGACGCAACTCCAGAATGCAACTTTCTGACTCCTTCGAATAATCTGTTTCTTGCTTCATCTGTAAAAAATATTTCTCCCATGATTAATCTATTACGAGACCATCCTCAAATAATCCCATTGTTCTACTTCCCCTAGTTCTTCCTTCTAATTCTTTTTGCTCAGCTAACACTTCTTTATAAGCAGCTTTTAAGTTCTGCATTATCTTTGGAAGCTTCTCTTGAGCAGTTGTAATCATAGGCAACGTAGTTACTGTTGCTCCATTATTAGTTCTCTCTCTTAATAGTTCATCTGTTATTCTAAGATACTCACTCATATCTCCTACAGATTTAAGTGCATCTTGATATAGTTTTCCAATAACACTTACACTTCTTTCTCTATAGAAAGCTATTGCTTCTTGTACTTGTCTATCCATTGTCCAATCTTCAGGTAGACCTACATCTTTAATTATCTCCTTTTCTCTTTCTAAATCATTTGTTATATACATATAGTCAGACCTAATATCTACATAGAAATATATAAATAACATTTCTTTAAATGCAGTTTCTTTATTCCTACTCTTGTCTTTCTTAAGTATAGCCTTGAATGGCAATAGTCCCCATGCTTCTGGAGCAATTGTTAGACTGTAATCATGCATTTCAAATATCTTCATATAATGTTGTTTTAAAAAACTATGCCCCATATAAAATATGAGGCTAGTTCTATTAACTTACTAAATCATGCAACTTCTTTGTTAATTCAATAATGTAATTATCTTTTTGCTTTAACTCGCTATTCAATTTTTCTATTTGAATATCTTTAAACGCATTCATTGATACCAATGCAATTACTACAAATACTAGTATAATTACTGTGTATGCCATCTTATGCTTTTTTAGCACGAACCTTTTTAACAGGAACTTCTTTCTCTACTACTGGTTCAGATAAATCTTCATACTGACCAATAAACTTAACTACTGCGTCAAATGAATTAATAACTACTATTGCCTCTTGCAATGTAAATGCTCCAGACTTGTTTGCTGCGTTCAACGCGTTGTTTAATGTAATCAAATTCTCTCTCATAATCTTATCTATTATCTTTTGCTTTAATAAGTCTTTCATCTATTAGTGCATAAGGCACTCCATCTATTTCATATAAATCAACCTTAACCTGCATAACTGCTTCGTATGCATTATTGTCTTCCGACTTTGTGGCAACCATCATTCTTTCAATATCGATGATTACTTTTTGACCTGGAGATACTTTAATATTCTTCCATTGTATTTCTCCTGCAACTACATATTGAACATCATCTAATACATTATCTGAAAATATCAATACACCATCTTCTTCTGCTTTATTCAAAGTAATGAATACTTTACCAAATAAAGGTTCTAAAGGAAATACATTTATAACATCTAATACATCATCTTGATTCATTCTCTCTTCTCCCATTTCTCTATCAAATTACTTTTTTGTTTCTTAATCTTTTCATATACCATAAAATTAGTATATAACTTTCCAATGTGTGTATATATAAAATTAGTTTTAAGTTCTTTAAATTCCTCTTCAGTCATATTATCTTTTACATCTAAATTAGAAATAGTTTCTCTTGTGAACTTAAACTGAGCTTGTACTATCTTCTTGACAATATCATCCTGTAAGTTAAACTCTAATCCTATACTATGTATTAATTTCTTAAGTCTAGGATCCTCCGCTTTCATTATCTACTATGTTAAAGTTAAATATTAATTTAAAGTTCTTTGCTTTTAAATCTAATTCAGGTATATATACTTTAGATATCTCTCCATCTACTATAACATTCTTCTTTCTCAAGTTAGTTAATATAGTCTGTAGAGCACTATCTGATAAACCATTCTCAAATACATCATCTTCCTTTATCTTCAACTTAGTATCGTAATCAAACAATACTCTCCATAGTATCTTATTGTTGGTGATGTCCTTTCTGTATTGATAATGGTAGTATAGGAAAAGAGCTAATACTTGTTGTTGTTGATTATTCAGCTTATGAAAAGGCTTAGTTATCTCCATCCACTTAAAGAACAAGTCTTTAAGCTTTACATTCATATTAGCAACTTTACTATTACTCATCTTCTCTGTCTTTAATTGTTCCTTCTCTTTGAGTGCTAATTTCGCTTGCAACTATACCGCTTATAAGATTTAATTTATATTTAAGACTATTAATATCGCTTCGTTGTTTAGCACATAATTCTGCTAAACGTTTTATTAAGTCATCTTTATCTGCATCATCACTACTCATTCTCTAAATATTTAATTATATCTGTTAATATAGGATTTCTATGATTGGCAGTCAATGTCTTGAATCCTACTAATCCAGATTCCTGTAGCTTCATAATTCTATGAAGACAACTATTCCCATTGATAGACTTATCTATCTGCTCTTTAGAGCCACAGAAAATCATTTTTGATCCTTCACCTAGTCTAGTTAAAATAGTCCTGAAATCATTATAATCCATGTCTTGGAACTCATCTACTATAACTACTGACTTAATAAACGTAACACCTTTAGCTACTTCAATAGGCATAATCTTAATCTCACCTTCTTTCAACATCTTGTCTGTAGCTTCTTTACCTTGGCAAACTTCTAAATTCTGAATGATTGGAAACGTATATGGAGCCATCTTTTCTTCTAATGTACCTGGCAGTGCGGCTAGGTTATTCTTAAGCATTGGCCTTGTAATCCATATGTGGTCAATCTTGAACTCTCTACTTCTTTTTCTAAATGCTTTAAGTGCTGTATGTACAGCTGCTAAAGACTTTCCAGAACCAAAATCTCCTAATAGGAAATTAACATCATATTCGTAGAATAAAGCAACAAACTCTTTTTGCTCATCATTTAATTCTACCTTAAGTTTAGGTTCTGTTTTAAGAGGTTCTTTTAATGAATTAATCATCTTTTGAATTTTTAAAGTTTAGGTATTCATTTATGTTATTAAAATTCTGTAACTCATTAATTGAGCCACAACGCATACATACGTTATTATCGACCTCATCTGAAACGATGTGTAAACTTTTACAAAATCTACAAGCCACTACTGGCTCCTCATCGTAATTTGTAATTTTATCTTCCATTACTTCTCTTAATTTATTTTCAACGTCTTCAATATATTCTGAACCATAAATAGGAAATGGAGCTAAATTATCATAATATTTCAGGTGGCTCAATAAACTCTTGAGAGCTGTCTCTATCTTTCTTTCCATACTTAACATGTATTTTAGCCTTCCATTTACTTTTATGTTGAGAAATATTAATTGAATAAGAATAATCCTTGTGTATTGTTTTAAATGGTTCTATAATACTTACAGCCTCATCTACCTTATCCAACACCCATTTTAATTCTGCTCCCTCTATAATATATATCATATTCCATTATCTGCTTTAAACTTAATCCAATCTTCATTACTCATTAGATTAGGAAACCTAGCTCCTTTGTTACAAGATTCTCCTACAGAAGTCTTTCCTCTAAAGTCACATCCACAATAAACACACTTGTTAGTTACTGCGCAATCATCCTTACATAGTAGTCTTCTATATACAATCTGCTCTCTTACATGTTCTGGTTGTAGTTTTAACTCCTCTAATATTAGTTGGGTATTACCTTCTAAATAAGAAAGTATATTAGTTATTGTTATCATTCTTCCTGTCATTTATCTTACCTAATACTAAGAACTTCTCCATAGGATCTAAGTCTCTATAGTCTAGATAATCATTTATATTGTCTTCATTGTATTCTATAGAGAGATCTACCTTATCTGCTAATGCTTGCATATCATCCATTATCTTATAGAAAGCTTTAAGATGTGCTTTAACTTTTTTATCATTCTGAAGTTTATCCTTTCTGTATCCTTGCTTTAAAAAACTCATTAGTTACATAGTTTTAAGTAATTAAACTCTGTTTCTTTTAACTCCATAAATCTAGACCTAGTCATCAATATTAAGTCAATCTCGAATTCAACGTCTACTTCATTATTCTGAGGATAGGAGACCTTATTATCAACTAAATAGTAATATCTACTCATAGTGTCTCTGATCATCTTTTCCTTTAAACCATCTATATGATCTTTATGTATTAAACCATTCTTTGACGGTAACGTATCTTTAACCACTTCTCTAATCTCTATCTCTAACTTCTGGTTCATATGTCTTCATTATAAGGTTTGAATCTACTACTCTCTTGTCTCTTATTGTAATCTGTTCTCTTATTCTAGTATACTTATCAGCTACATAGATCTGAACTATATCTTCCTTCTCATTAAGTCTAAAGATACCAACATTAACGTCTAGTCTTCTATCCTTACTTCTATACTTATGTGTATAGTAATGAGACATATTAATCAAATCTTCCTGATGCCTTACTAAATCTTGTCTTATGTAAAAATACAATTTCTCTATCATTACCTATAGTATATTTCAATGTTAAAAAATAATAAACCAATAACGAATCTATTCATTCTAATGATCTCTTCTCCTTCAATAGGATTACCATCATCATCAACTTTAAATCCTTCTAATGCTTGATTATAGAAACCTAGCATGATTTCAGTATTTTGGTCTCCCCATACAAACTCTAACCAAGTTGGTAATTTCATATCTATGATTTTTAAATTATAATACAAAGGTATGTAAAAAAAATGACATATGCAAATAAAATTGCAATTATTTTTTAAAAATTTGGATGATCAGTTAATTCATACTCTGAACACACATATTCTGTATTCCATGTAGTAGCTACTGTATAAGCATACTTATCTATAGAAAACATATAAGTTATCTCTACAATAACTCCCTTACCTGAATCAGGTGTAACATGATACACAGTATCTCCTATACTAAATTTGTTGCTTGTCATCTTTCCTATATTTATGGTTATACAATTCTTCCAAATACTTATTAAACCCTTCTAAATTAAAACCTTTATGTGACGTCCACCTTCCCTTATCCAATGTATTACCATCAGGCAGTATTACCTTATACTGCGTATGTACTATACTTTTCTTCCATTCACTAAAGTTCTCCATATCTATTTAGTATATATACTGTAAACGCTTCATTGTCAAATCTCTGATTCATGTCCATAAACAACTTAGCAAACGTTGTTGTCCCATCTGGAATAAGTATCGTATACTTACACTGCTTAATCCCCTTAACCCATTCTTTAAACCCTCTAGGTTGCCCTTCTCTAATTATAACTTCTGCTTCAAACCAAGGTTCTTGTTCTGAGCAATCTTCACTTACTTTTATCATTTCTCTTAATTTTAAACAAAGATACAAAATATTTATTTAATTTCCAAACTTTTTCTCACTTATTTTCAAAAAAAAAGTCCCTACAGCTTTTTTAAGGCCATAAGGACTCTACCAAAGGTAGCACGGATCTTTAACTAATGTTGTTGTTGTATAAGGTTATATAATATATATAATATTTAACTATTAGGCATAAGAAGGTTTCCACGATTTTTGTCGTGAGCCTCTTGGCTAGCCAGTGTTGTAGAAGTTGTCATACCTTCAAAACCCGTTATCCCCCAAACTCATCCTGTGAGCAGTCCCGTTTCAATCTTTAAGGGGGCAACTACATCCTAAACTAGTTGCTTAATATTTTACTTGAGCACAAAGATAATACATTAATTTGACATATGCAAGTATTTTGGCAATTATTTTCAATATATTTGTATTAGGTAATAGCTTTTATGAAAAATAGACTTTTTAAAATATTTTTTTCTAGAAAATTTTTCATGAATGTGAGAGTGGGCTAACCCAAGATCATACCCCGACTCTTTTCAAATTTTGGGCATACCCGTTCACTTAGAGCGGCTTGCAAAAACATATCACAAACGTATAAATGTATTATTATGGAAATTACGCAAAAGGTTGCAGAGAACATTATCGAGAGTAGAGTTATCATTGAGGAAGCTATGACACCATATAAAGGTGTTGAGGTTACATACGTAGGCTTTACTGACGCTGAGGGTGAACAATTCTTATGGAATGATGAGGACGGTGACCCTGACCCATCTAGACCATTCGCTATTGTATCATTCAATGCTATGAACTTGCATTTGCTTGAGCAGAGTGTTGATGAGTATCAGGCAGGTATGTATGATGAGTGTGTGAACCACAACTTGTCAGTTCGTATGGACGCTGATAAAGCTCGTGAATTGTCTAAAGGCACTCCAGGTACGTTGATTTGTCATAATGTTCATCTTAAGGATGAGGATGGTGAATTGATGTACGATGAGAAGACTGAAGAGCCTGTTATGGGCTTGTTGGTGAAAAGCTTCGCTCCAGTAGCTGCTAAGTTTGCTAAGAAAGCTAGTCTTGCTGACATCTTGGCTAAAAGAGCTCCTAAGGAAGAGCCTAAGGCTGTACCTGAGAAAAAGGTGAAGATAACTGCCTAGATTGAGATTGCCCCTTCGGGGGCATTTCTTTTGACCTTTAGTGGTAAGATTAGCATCTAAATAAAGAGTGTTTACTTTGTCCTATATATGTTACCCGAGCTGTTTACCTTATGGTTACAGTATGTTTACGTTAGTGCTACGTGTGTCTACGTTGGTGCTCTCTGTGGGGTTACTATCGTTTACAGTATGGTTACTGCGTGTTTATAGTATCC